AAAAAAAAGACCGACCTACACTTATACAACCCAATTAAGGGAGTATAAGTGTAGGTCGGTCTATAGTACTACTTTTTCTTTAGCTGACAGATCAAACGCTTAGTCTTCAATTGCTGTCGTTTAGCTTCAATCATTTCGACTGGGATGTCCCCTGAGGGACACACCGTACGAATACGTGAAAGTACGAAAGCATAAGATCTACATAGGGTTTGCAACTAGTCAAGAGACCGTTTCATGAGCCTCGAGTAATTGAAAAAGGTGTGTTTCCTGCATTCTGCGCTCAGCAGTAGCATCAGTAGCAGTAGCATCAGTAACATCATAAGCATAAGCAGCAGCAGCAGCAGCATAAGCAGCATCAGCAGCAGCATAAGCAGCATCTGCGGCAGCATCTGCGGCAGCAGCAGCTTTGGCAGCATCATCAGCATAAACAGCAGCAGCAGCATCTTTGGCAGCATCATCAGCATAAACAGCAGCACCAGAAGTGTAAGCTGCGTCAGCACCATAAATAGCAGCATACTCATCAGCACGTATTACACAGCCGTTCAAAAAAGCCATATAAAGATCTCTATGCTCAAACCAGTTAACACGGAAACACCAAATAGCATCACAGATACCGTTACTTTTGATTATCCAAGATAACGGTATAGGTTCGTCGTCTGCTTTATTTTTCCCTAACGAGGTAAGCAGAGTTACCCATCCCAATTGACAGGGTGAAAATTCCCGAATTTGATTAAGCGTCATGTAGATCATATTTATTCTCCATTTAGAAATGTTTGGTATTTAGGTTCCTAAAAGCTGCATGAGATTGTGTGGTAAGTCGAAGCCTGCTGTACAATCGTTTTCAGTTTCCCGAGGTCTACTAGCGCCGAAAGCGCTTCTTTAGGCAATTCGCTTAAGATTTGGACACAGACAAGATCTTGATTTTCCATGTCCCAGGTGGTGCTTAAGGCATCCAGTGTCACAAAAGAGCTGTCATCGCAATGTTCCAGATGAGCTTCATAAGAGGCTGATGCAAAAAGCATTACATAAAAACGCGGTCCCCCGTAATAACGCTGTGACACACTCTGGTTGTACACTTCACAGCTTTCCCCGAAGCACTCTTTAAGCCGTGCCCTGGCGACGTCTATCAGTCGACTAACTTCCCCATTTGTGGAGAACTCCCATAAGGCGCTCTGTTCCTGTCGCAGCTTGTCGAGCTTATCCTCAGTCTGTTCGGTAAGCTCTGCGACAATCACGTCCACTGGGGCTTCCTCCACCGCGTCTTCTAACTCAATAAAGCCTCGTGGAAACAGTGCCGTGTTTTCCGGCTCCCAATCACCTTCTGAGTAAAAGAACGCAAATACAGTGCCGAAAGCTTCCAAAGCTATCTCCCGGCCTTGTAGGACTCCGCCTTTATGACGCAAATAGAATCTTTATCAAAGGTCTTTCCGTTCACAGTGTGAATGTGGTCTTGCCCGAATGTTACAAAAAAATTTCCATTTACGATTCTCTTTCTGTGTTTGTGGGTAGTCTACCTTGTCCGACAACTTTACAATAACTGACTATATAATCCTTTTTAAAACTACTCCATTCAGCCAATGTTACACAGTACAGCTTATCGACTTGACCCCATTCATCAATTCCAGGAAACGATTCTTTGAATATAGCGTAGGCTACATTGAATTGATCTCCAACATAGATAATAGAGTTCATACCACAGGGTACTTTCGTACGCGATTTATTTCGATCAACCCTAAAACGTGCCATCACATCTCCTTAAGGATGGCCTCTATTGAGAATACTGTTATCTCCATTTGATGCTTAAGAATAGCTAGTTGCCTTTGTTTCCTAATAAGAAACGAGACCCTTGCTTCTTCCAAAGTAAAACAAGCGTATTTCTTTCTGGAATTTGCTAAGATGAACTTCTTCTTCGCTACCTCGCCTTTGTAGTTATACTCTAAGGCTATCCAAACACCCTTAGGTGTTACTCTAATGATGTTAAATGTTCTCAGATAAAGGCCAGCCCTGCCATCGCCAATTTCACCTTCCAAGATCACAGGTGGAAATAAAGCAGGAGGTATGTCAGTACCCCATGTCGACTCGTATCTAAACATACTACCGAAATTTGTATCTTTGTCACCTAATGTCATGACTTTACCCGACCTTCACCTGGACCACAAAAGCTACAACGAGATTTCCAAAATGGAATTTGAATAACTGCACATTCTTTACAAGGATGATTGAACTGACTAAGTAGCGTGTTTAACAGGCGCTTCGACCAGTTTATTAGGCTATCAGTTCTCCTACGACTTTTCATAATTCCTCTCATAATGTGTCCTTAAGATCCGTTTAATTTATCTCTCAAGGCTTCCGCAAAGTCCTGAATCTCAGGCTTCAAGCACATAATATCATTAGACATATATAGAAGATAGTCTAAGTATTTACTTTCATCTTCTTTGTCAAGAATTATGATCTTGACATTCGTACAATAGGGCTTAAACAATTGCATACTATTCCTTTTCAGGCAACGTTTGTTGCCGTATGAGTTTAGATTCGGCGTATTTAAGTACGGCATCTAACTGATTTGACGTTAAGTCAGTCCATCTAAACTGATTTATTTTATTTCTAAGTCTCCTGGATAGATATTCTTCACGAGACTCTACGTCAGGCTTAAACAGTATCTTAGTACAATACGGACCTACCTCTAAAACACCGTCCAGATTGAAGATCTTGCCATCTGATAAATGTATCCCATCTGCAGTAAAACCTTCCACATAAATACCTTCAGTAGTCTTATATGTAAGGGTCATAACGGCCACGACGTCACTAACTTGTAATTCATCAACAAATTTTATACGATCCGTCGTATTTAAAGCATTTGCTTGCTTAAGAACGTTCATAAAAGTTCCTTACTCAGTAATAGCTTTCATTGAAACCGTATCCATTGGGTTATATCTGACAAGCGCCATAACAGCGCCACAACCAGAGCACTCCTCTTTATGGCCCTCCAGTGATAACGCAATTGCTATTGGCACTTCATGGACATTATATGCCCTAAATATGCAAGGACCAGCTTTGCTTTGAAATACAACAGTATTCTTGCATACAGGGCAAGATACGACAACTTCATCAAACATACCCATTATACCCTTCTTATCTTAATCACCATTTAAGATCTTGATCGACAGCGACTCCAATCGTGATGCAGAAGCATTAAATGCATCCTCTGTATAAACTATGGACTCACCACGCTGATTTCGTTTCATATTTTCGGCCTGCATCCCAAAGACTCTTGCTAATTCAGCATACACGCAAGCCATTTGGGCAATTTGATATCTATCCATTAAAAACTACTCCTCAATTTCTTCAAAGAGACCTATCTTATTGTTTAGTCTTTCGGCAGAGAGTCAATATATAACGCCAAAGCCGTTGTTGCATTACCGGCTACAGCATGCAAAAGCATTTTTTGGTTTGAGCTCCATTTGCTGTATGGTTTGTTAGCTAGAGTAATTGCTAGCGCATTGCCTAAGGCCACCCCTAGCCATGCAATAGTTTTTTGCTGTTCCAAATCAATTAAACGTTTCTCGGCACGTTCTAATTCCGCCAATCGAGGTATTGAGATATTAGGCATTTCAGCTAGTCTCCTTAAAATTAGCAATCAGTTGATCTAGATCAAACCAAAGGCCTCTATCCATATTCTGTTTGCCATAAATTATCCTTATTCTTCGATAGTCTCAAATAGCCCCAATGATTCATTGATTTTATTAAATCGTAAGGGTGTTTCAGGAACAGTAATATCTAAGATAATCATTGATTTAGGATCAGACATCACTTTCGCGAATTCGGTCTGAAGTACAACCTTAGCCTTGACGGTACGTAAATCAGGATACACGATTAAATACATACTAATCCTTTCCTAGATCTTTGTTAAGATCCCTTTTATAAGCTTGCCTTGCAGCACTCTTGCCATCATTCTTCTTACGCATGCCACTTGCAGAATATACAGTTTGACAACAAGGGCAGCGACTAAGTCTTTTGAATTTACTATGTAATGGTTTCATTTTAGTCCTTTAGGTATTTATTAGGATCACTGGCCTTTCTCTTGACTGTCAGTCAACTTAGAAGACATCAGTCGAATTATGTTTTTGTCGGATTCGCACTCTCTACGCCATAAAATCTTTCCATTTTCCCACTTTTGTGGATGGTACAAGCATGGGGCGTGCGCCACTTCTTCAAGTCGGTACAATTCTTTGTCACCCAACAACAATATCGGTGGGCAAAGCATTCCGCATGGGCTTTCCTTCGCCATTATATCGGCGATAGCTAATACGTCATCAATCGTGGTGCCGTACAGACGTGAAAAGACGTGGCAATCGTGCATGTAATAAAACATCACCTGATCAGGCAGTGCATCTGTCGGCACGTGTTTGACTCTGTCAATCAATATTTTCATCGTTCATATCCATCCTGCTATTTGTAACATCTTATCTATCACAACAAACCAGGCAAATGGTGGAAAGACGGTTGCAATCAGCATAGGCCAAAAACCTTTGGCTATTGCCATACCCATTAACCAACCTACTACGCCTATAAGAAATAATACCGGGTCACTTGGCGTTTTAAGCTTACCTTCAATACTCATTTTAAGATCCCTATAGTTGAAATGGCCTGCCTAACAGGAATTGAACCTGTAGCCTACAGCTTAGAAGGCTGTTGCTCTATCCAATTGAGCTATAGGCAGTTATTATTATTAAAAAGGAATACCGTCATCCGGAAGTGGTACAGGCGAAGGAACCCACTCATTTACCACAATCCAGTCTTCCGCTAATACATCAGTCTGACTAGCTAGCCAAGGCACACGCGCGCCTATATGGCTAGCTGGCGCAGTCTCACTCGCTGGTGTATCTGGGTAGCTGATGAAGATGTAAGGTAAAGTCATCTTGCTATGTTCATCGGGTACTTGTAATTCGAGCCAAAGGCCCTTACCATTCCATCCAGTTCGACGAACCTTGTATCCAAACTTTAAAAGGTTAAGTGCCTCTCCAAAATTCATTTATTTCTCCTTTATGTAATAAATTGGTGGGCCTGATAGGATTTGAACCTATGACCAGGCGATTCGTACCACTTCGTCTTTCGACGCCATATGCCTAGACTTTTATCCACGCTCTCGGTGCGCTCTAGGACTGCATATGTTCGTGGTCTGGACTGTGTCTTTACCTTGTCGTCTAAACAACTAGTTTCTCGAAAGAATCATCGGTTTGTGGACTTAGGTATTTCCCATACAGTCTCTACACCTTCCTCTGTACATCCTACTCATACAGCATTTTGTTGGTCTTTCGACAGGTTTGGCTCGGCGTTGGCAGCATCCAATACTTACAGCCTAGTATTAGAATAGGAATTACGAAGCCTCTGGCTTTCCTATATTCTTTAGCGTTCGCCGACTTTGAGAAAATTCACCTAATAAGTATCCGGAAGACATGTGAGTCTCACTCTCACATTTAATGCAAACTCCGGCTATTGTCGATACAGATAATTTTTGTCTACTTATTACTTTACCGCCTTTCGGTTGTACTGTTACGCCAGCAATATGCTCCAGTTACATGTCATATTAGGAGGATACTTAAGGTGTATCTTTCTGACTACCAATGCATTTTTCGGTGGTGCACAATAACGTATCACTACGCCTTAATGAGTCGCTTGCTCTTACCACTGAGCTACAGGCCCGTTGATATTTTAATATAACTTAAAAACACTTGCAAGTACTAGCCCTACTGTAAAAAATAAAAGTCCAACCCTGCCGGCATCAATGAGTTGATACAACTTACTATTGGGGTCTTTAGGGACTAAGGGTGGTAATACAATAGCTATCCCCGTAATAATTACTATAGACATGACAAATCCAAAAGATGGTTCCATTATAGCTTCACGATTTCTGCGCAAGCTGTACTGAACGAATTAAGGCCAGGGAAGAACTCTTCCTTAATCTGTACATTATCAGCTCTATATAGTCTACAGGAAATGCCACTTATTGAACGTCTCGCAAGTACCTTATAAAGTGTTCCGTTATATTGAACCACATAGACAAAAGACGGATCGAAACAGTCTTCAGGATCGTAGCCTGCCAAATATATCTTGATACCAATGTGCGTATAGATCAAATACATAAAGGTTCCTTATTTATGCCGTAAATTTCGGACTTCTAGATTGTCACATTCCCAGATACTCTTGGTTAAATAACCGTCCATTTGATCATAACCCTTAAATACACAGTTATGCTTCTTCTTAAACTTTGCCCAATCGGCGTCATCCATTAATTTGACTGCACCTAGAAAAATAAGGCAAACCATAAAAAGTCCAATATACATCTTCATGTTATCCCTCCAAATGAATCAGGCCTCGTGAGTAATACGACATATCAGGTAATTTTTCAGACTCCCAATACTCGAAACTAAATTGATTACCAAAGAGTCTAAAGGCTTCTCTTCGGCCCTCCTCCGCAGAAATTGACTTAATAACAGCAACACAATTATGGTCTAGCACCTTACCGTTAATGACATGGTGATGCGCTGATCCAAATGTCACGTATGTTGCCATTTAAGCGCCTTCGACCACAAGGTTTACAGCCACAGGACTTGCTCTATAAAATTGGCAAGTATTAAAATCTACTGCACCGACTTTAGCGACCATCGTCTGATAAGCTTCCTCAACGGTATTTCCCTGTGTCATTTTTGAGTCAATACTAATGCAGAAATATGTAACTTTGTTCATCATTTCATTCTCCTAAAATTTCATTAATGCAATCAATTATTTGGATCTCAAACTGTGTTTATGATCATACTCTGCTAGATCGTCTCTTTTAGCTATGAGACGCGATACTACACCTGCATCACACTTCTGTACATTTAAATCACCAGATTCACAACCCTTGCAAAGCATCGAACAAGGTAATGCTCCTTGATTTATCATAACAACTCCTTTAGTTAACAATCCATGTAGGTTCTTTTCTAGAGAGCTCTGATATCGGTATTGATAGCCCACAAATATCCAATGCAACTAGATTCTTCACATTTCTATCGAGTTCTACGAGAAGCTTTTCACCATCATCCCGCAACTCCGTTACTTTACAATCAGGTGGCAACCCTTGGAACTCAAGCTTATTACAAATTACGAAGATTATACGACTAGACTGATAACGTGCAAGTTGCATCTAACTAGACCTCCCTTCAAAGTGTCGTCCTATTGTCTGAACTTCTACTAAACTATCCGGTGCAAAGAATAAGTCATTAAGATCCTCAGCTGTCATTTCAAGAGTCATGCCTGCATCTGTCAATACAATAGCTAACATCTCATATCTATTAAATTTCAAAATATCGATTATCCCAATCGTAACAGCATTTCCTATTCTCCGACCATCCCTTGTACACAGTCTAGCACCAATTTCAAAAGGGCTTCCTGTAGCTTTTCCTATAGTTCCTTTATAAAGATTTTCCATCAGAATAAACAAACGGCAGATCGAATTAAACTTGTATTTGTATAGGCATTCTCATTTACGATTTTAGCTGCAAGTATGGCCTCTGCCTCTTCCTTAAAATGTACAGTTTGAGTATGAATTGCACAGCCTGTACCATGATTTGTCTCACGATAACCGAACGTAGTAATAAGTACTTTATACATAGATCACCTTTTCGTAAAAAAGCCCCACCAATATCCGGGGATATCAGCAGGGCGAAAACTTGATGCCCTACTAAAGTCCGAAGACAATAATAGGGCAGATGATTTTTAGTAGTATGCCGAGGGCATATTTTACTTGGCAATCAGTTCAGAGCCATTTAAACAAATGCATAAATGCATAAGTTTAGAATACATTCTGTTAGAGCCATAATGGATAACAGATATGTGATAGAAATAACGCTAAGCGTCTGATCCTATCAGTCACTAATCTATCAAGCAACTCAAAGAGTGTCTTAATAGATACAAAGACGGCCTGCCAGCTGTTTAGACATATAGTCTAAAGAGGAGCAGGGACGTGTCATTTTGCTAATATACTATGAAGAAAAGACCTGTGGGGAGAATCACAGGGGAGGAGATCATTGTACATTAGCAAGGCACATTGACGAAGCCCTTAGAGCAGAGAAATGACACCCTTTTCAGGCAGTGGTTTCTCTTAATCTCTCACAAGACTTACTTAGCCTTAGCAGCTTCTTTAGCAGCGGCTTCAGCTGCCTTTGCAGCAGCTTTTTCTTCTGCAGCTTTGACTTTAGCTTGAGCACGAGCTTTTGCCAATTTCTCTTTAGCAACAGGATCGTCTTTGACAGCCTCGTCTTCCTTACGCATACGCTCAGCGTCAGCGGCACGTTGTGCACGGTATTCAGCCAGCTTTTCCATAGCTTTCGGATTGACTTCACGTTTCTCGACACCGGTCTCATATGCAGCCAAGAGTTGATCTTTATTGTTAATGATCCAAACAGCCAACTCAGTGTTACCATCAACCAATTTGGCCAAAGCTTCTTGAATTGCACCAGCATGCTCTTCAGGTTTCAGACGGGAGACGGTAGGCCAACGGAAACTTGCAGAAATATCTTCATAGTGCTTGTTGATGAATTCCAGTTTAGGATCATTCAAACTAACAGCATACTCCAAGGCTTTTTCCAAGGCCTTACGTTGCGATTTAGTAACACGCGGGATCTTACCAGTATCATAAGCAGCAGCAATATCTTCACGCTTCTCATACAAGAACGATGCTAGATCGGCATCTTTATTGCATAGAACGGTCAAAACGGACATCACCTGCGGTTTACGAATATGCTCCAGAGCATCGTTACGGTTGGTGAAAACTTGACCATCTTCAGTTACAAAACCTTGTTTCAATGCAGTACTCATTTTAGATCCTCTTTAATTGATTTAGCAACCCATTATTAGATTACTATTGAACCATACACATGTATGGGATTTGTCACAAAACGGCCAGTATGCCGCCCGACTGCCCCGTCCGGGTTGTAACAGCAGTCGTTCACTTCGTTCATATATCATTAATTTAACGGGGTCGAGCATAGCCAGTTTGCGCCAGGTGGTCCCCTGTGCCCCTGAAAAATGCCCCATCCCTGCCCCCATCCCTGCCGGAAAAAGTGCCGAGTAGGCACCCTCTGGCTGGCCTATGGAGGCGTTTGCGCAGCTGACTGCCCTAGTGTCTCGGGGAAGTAGGCCACACGTGGTACAACGGTTAGTACGTAAGTTTCCATATTTATCGCAAAGATATCTCCTCTATTCACTACTTCATGAATTGTTGTTGAATGAAAAAGTAGCTTACATGGTGTTACTTTCATGTAGACTACACCCTTGTACGTGAAATATTTAGGTTTCATAATTCTGATAACTCACTTGATGGTTTACGTTCAATTTTAAATCCAGCGGCATGCTTATGACCACCTCCGCCGTATTTAACAGCAATCTTAGATACATCAACTGCATTTGGATTGTCTTTATTAGATCGTAAACTGAAATTTCTAGTCTTCTCAGAGTCATAATATGTGATTACGAAAGGCGCATCCAACGTAAACCGATCACACAAATCAGATGTCAAAGAGTGAGGGCAATTTACAATAGATACAAACTCTCCTTCAAATTGAATAATCCTGGTGCTATTCAGGATTATCTCATCAATAAGCTTCTCCTGATACTCTCTTAAGATCGCACCTTTTTGAGCTAGCTTTGCAACGCCTCTGGGACCAGCTTTAATGATCTTATCCCATACGGTAAAACTCTTCTGTTCGAGGCTTAAAGCTAAATGGACATCTTTTCCGTTCTTATAAGCCTCCACCCAGAGATCACGGTCGTTTATGTACGCTAACAGCAACGGCATTGGCTTAGGCTTCTTAAGTTGTCTGTTTAGATACCGCCATGCTAAGTTAGAACCTGATATATTCTCATTACAATGCATCTGTAAGCCACTTGATGTCAAATCCCACAAGGCCTCAATAGCAGTCTTGTGGTGATCTATGATCGTGACACTGTTTGCCACTAGTAAGATCTCTTCAACTACACTACGTGGGTAGCTAAAGTCTACTAGATACACATCCTTGTTGAAGAAATCAATCTGGGGTCTCTCTTGATAAACACCAGGGTGGAACTCGCAATCACCAAGAAAATGGTGGAAACACCAGGCGGCACCAAAACCATCATTACAGTCTTTGTGGTATACAACAATTGGTTTCATATCATCCCTTTGATTGGTCATTAAAGTTGGACTGGATTGCTTCTGATACGTATATAGCTATATCATGCCATAGTTTAGGTGAAACAATCGCGTTATTCTCAGTATTCGGATCAATAGTCTCCTTAATCATTTCTGAATAAAAACGCATAGCCTCGATAATAAATACGCCTGTCATTTCACCATATGGTGACTTTTCAACAGTCTCTGTCAAGAACCTTTGATTTGAGTGCTCACTAAAGTTCTTACTAAATTTATTATTCATATTCTAACTCCTATTTTTCTAAGTTGTCTTCTAGAAGGTATCTCTAAATCATTTGGTGATATTAAACCTGCATCAACTAGATTACCCATGCCTTTACTAAATACACGACATACAAGACGGACCATATTAAACTTGACTTCAGATACTGTATAGACTAAACTAAGTGGGTCTTTTCTTTTTACAACATACATCCCAACCTTGATTTCATTAATTTCCATATAAGCCTCTTTAATTATATACCAGAGGATCCTCATCTGACCTATCGAAATCATTATCAATATGCTGAAATACTTCGGCTAGAAACTCACCGTACTCCACCGGCGCGGCCATGTCATGCTTCTCTAGAAGACCTTGTAAGAGCATTGTGTCAACACCCATCAATTGTTCTTTCAAATCAGCATACGATTTGATCTCGAGTTGTACAATTGATAATGCGATGTGCATTAGTGTAATGCCTGATACTGTGTACCCACGTTTTTGGTATTTAATAGTTCTATGTAGCGCACAAATAGGGTAATGTGATTTTCCAGCATAAACAAGCTTACGCTTAGCCACATCTTCGAAGAATCGATCACCCACTACAAAGGCTCGCTCCCTGAAGTCATATGCTGAATGCGTTATGGTGAAATCGAAGTCATCGAAAATCATCTCGGGCAATCCTGAAAATCGGGTTATGAGCTGTGCTACAAAAACTCTTCGACTAGAGACCTGCTTACGCTTGTATGTAATCGCATTCTGAGTGAAAAACGGTTCACCGTGATTAAAATACTCATGTAAGAACGCTTTTACTTGGCCTATAAGCGAAGGATCTTTCATATAAAAATCAAGATCATTGACTGGGGTATCAGTGAAGATAGACAAAGTGGTACCTCCACATACCATTACGTTTAAATCTGATAATTTTTGAAGAACAAGATGTAAAGCGCTTACTCTGGCTTCACCCGTCCGGTACTTATCTTCAGAACCATCATCCCCCAAGACTACAATCTCATTAATACCAAAGTACTGCATAATGACTTTGTATAACCTTGCTCGTTCATGTTTATGTTTCATTCTTAAGCTCCTGTAGTTCTTTCTTTTTTACAACAATTAACTCTTCTAATTGTGCTAAGACACGAGGTCGATAACCTTTAAACCCAAACTTATGTTTAACCAGGTCATACACAGAATACTCCTTATCCAATTTACCTCTAGTCTCTAGATATAAGGATTTCTGTAATGCTACTAGATAACGAACTTCTTCAATCTTGTCACTTAACATCCCAGTGTTTTCTGACATAAGAAGGTACCCTCCTAAACTCAAACGAAATACACCAAGGCCCCTTATCTTCTGGAAACCACTTAGGTAAACCTAGGGGCTTGATCCAAGCTGTCATAAAGCGTCTTCCACCAACACTCCAGACGGTACCTGTCGAGTACAAGCGTACATATGTATTCTTTAGGAACTTACTCGCATATTTGTAACTAGGTGGCATACCTAGTATTTCAACCAGGGCTCCTGATCTAGCCCCTTGATATTGTGTTGTCATGGGCATGGATCTACCTTTACGATATCTAGCTGTTTACCTAATAGCGAACAACCTTCGAGATCCCAAAGATGTTGGCGGCTACCGATAAAACCCATAAGCTCGACTTGGCACTCCTGGGTTAATGATCCAAAGTTGTCAGACACCCTTTCGCATATCACGCACAAGTTTGTTACGATATCACCACGCCGTGTGATGGGAACACCTCCTGCCATTGCTTTTTTAATGTCGTAGCTCATTATATAAGCCACAGAACGGCTTAGTGGCTCACCAACGTTTCTACTAAGATGTCGCATTATTAAGCCCCTGACTCAGTACCTCTAGAGGGTCATCTACAAGTGGAATCATGACCCACTCATCTCCGATGTATGTTTCTGGCGTATTCACATCAGATATCCGAATTAATGTAACCACACCATCTTTTGCAGCCGAAAGGTCATCCTCTGTCAGAGCAGGTAACGCAAGCATATCTCCTGATTCGTGTATCATAATAAACATTATATCTCCTTTAAAAAAGTTGTCTAGTTGGTTCTCGATAATACTCCTCAGGTGTGTTGTCCCAGTACTTGAGGAACCTATCGTGGACTCGTGCATTAGGTTCATTGAAGTCGTCCCTGTATGTCAATACAGCATCCTTAAGAGTTCTTCCAAATGCAATTTTACTATTACTCGCGTCTAGGCATACTCCATTAGAACAATACCACATATCTCCATCTATGCCTACTACCATTGGTACTAAACCTCCAAAGCTTTATCAATACGTGCGTCTAGAGCTTCCACTGCAGCTATAGCCAAGGCAGCAACCTGTATATACCGAGTTCGTGCCTTATGTGGGCTACCCATCGCAGCCATACGTCTAGCCCACCCGTTGTAATCGGAAATCATTTCATGCCAGTCTAGGGGCGAATATATCTTATCGACTTTATGCCCCCATTTACTGATCTGGCGAACACGCTCATTGGCCACCTCTCCGAGAATTTTATCAAACCCAAAAGAAGTTTCAGAAGGAGCATCCACCTCTATAAAGCGACCTTCTGACTCCATATGCTCTCTATCCCTGGCGAAGACAAGCCCTTGTTTTGATTGATAAATGTAAGCAGCTTTCCCTGTCGCTTCTAGTATGGCCAGACTGGGGTCGAATAAAATCTCATAAAGGCCTCCTGACTTACAATGTTGAACAGTGCATCCTGCTTTGAATTTCATAAATCGATATCCTCTCTAAATCCAACTACTCTAGGAAACCTAGGTAAGGTCTTGACACCGTGTGGAAAATGTCTGAACTTAATCATCTTACCCAAGAACGTATTCTGGTTCTCCCAAATATGCAATCTTTGAGGGTGCGTTAAACAACCTAACGCAACTGAAATTTCATCACCTTGAAAATCAACCAACAGTTTACCTAATGTACCCGCTTGGGCCAGTCCTGCTTTTGCAGTAGAGCGTTCAGCACGACCAAGGACATCCCTTGTTTGGATATTGGTATTTGTTGTCTGTTCGATAAATCCAGTTATGACGCCTTCATCATCTTGAAACCGCTTCAGTTTATATATCAAGCCTTCCCTAAAGGTGCCACGGCCATGTTTATAAATCCCTAAAGGATCCCTCATCATAATACCTTCATAGCCTAATGCCAATTGGGAGGCTTCATACTCTAAGAGGTCTTCTAAGGTTTCACATAAAGTATGTGTGACCAGGCTAACACGGCCTACCCCTAAGATCTCTTCATACTCCTCAATTAGGATCCTAGCATGTTCTAGACGATCTCTGAAAGGCTCTTTTGCCAAATCAAGGCTAATCGAGTCAAATACTCTGAAACGAATCTTCTCTGATCTAGTGAAGAAAGACATAACATGGGACTGTGTTCGGTTGTACACATCGAAATCTGTTTCATCTCCCAGGATCAGTTCTCCGTCCAGCCCCTCCCACGATGAAAATAAATCTTGTATTTGATGGTTAGGTATTGTCTTAAAACTTCTACTGAAACAAGAACCTGCCGATGTAATACATCGAATCCCATCTAACTTAGGGGAGCAATACAGTGGGAACCTCAAGCCTCGAAAGAACTCAGAATCTTTCATTGGATCATTATTTGGGGCAAGCATCGGTTTAAACATCAGTAAAAATCTCCATCGTGAAGGTATCCTCATCACGGTCGAAGATCACTTCTAAGTCTTTCATTTCGACATCTGGGTACTTGTTAGTGAACCAATCTTCACAAATTTTAATAATGTCTTCTTTCTCCAGAACTAAAACAGCCATTTAAATCTCCTATTCAGTAATTGTGATTGAAATTGAAACACCTTTAACTTTTAATATAATAGCACCAGTAGACTTACTTACCTTTATATCTACAGGAATTCCCTCATCTTTTTCTTTAATAATATCTTTATTAACGATTGTTTTTGTTTCAGGCAACTCGTTACTTGTCCTTAAACGGTATCCATAACGAATATTAGGTGCACCAGGAATAGAAACAGAAACTTTTGTTACCACACGTTGTATCCAGAGCTTCTTTAGTTGATTCTGTAATGAACCTCGGTTGTCAACAATTTCCGCCACGTCTGCCATCTTCAACAGTGAATCAATTGTATAAACTTCCTTAGGATTATTCGTAAAGATAAAGTTTAGTAAATTAATTATTTTGGCTGCACGTGCTATTGCAAAATTACGTGGTATCATTTTCTTATCCTCTTAAATTAGTACATCGTTATGAAGGCCACACCAGCTTCTTTAAACATCGACTTACCCTCATTACTTGAAATGCTCCATTTATTTACCATTTCCTTTCCTGAATATACTGATGTGATTCCTACTTGAATTATCTTAGCAGCACAATTAGCACATGGGTCATGTGTGACATATATAGAATGCCCTGACAAATCTCGCATAGCAAATAAAATAGCATTCTCTTCAGCATGAATAGTTCTCAGTAACTTAATTTCTCGAATGTCGTTTGGATTATCTGGAATACCTGCAGGGTAGCCATTAAATCCTAAACTCACAATAGTATTACGTGGTGTAGTGATAAGCGCTCCGACTGGTTTAGCAGGATCTTTAGACCATGTAGCAATTACCTTGGCCATTTCCATAAACCTTACATCCCATTTCGATATACCGTACTTATTCACAATAGCACAATCCTCTCATTAAGAATCATCAGAAAATATGAAATCTAGTTCTGATTTCAATGCCACGCTTGCCTCAATATAACCATCGTATTCATGCCAATAACCATATAAGTAGAATACGAATTTGCCATCCCTCAATATAATAACAATTTCATTCATCTCTTTCTCCTTTTGGCATATTATAACATTAGTTCTATAATCGTGTATACTTTAAAATTAAACCCAACCGTATTAGGGTTGGGTGTGTTACTAAAGTACAGTGAACTCTTCACGAGGTGCTTTACTTATCTCTACCAGACGACCTTTATCCATAAGATAATAAGCACTCTTAGCAGGGCCAGTTCGTCCAGTGGTACGTGCCTTCAATACAGACATATTTACAGTATTTCTTACAGTCTCTTCAGGCGCTGTCATATCCCTTGCGAATGCGATCACATCAAAAGACACTTGTTTGATAGAACCACTACCTTTTATGTCATCTAATGTTGGCATAACACCTTGTTCGAAACTCTTAACAGATGTAGGGGCTTTCCGTAAGTGAGATACTAAACCGATCCATACAGGATGTTTCTTAACTACTCTTAATAATGAATTCATCATTGCATCGATTGCTTCATTACCACTCAACCCCTCTGAGCCTTCTGAGACTAACATAGTAATATGATCTACGAAAATATACTCACAGCCTGTCAACGCCATGTATTCTAACGTATCAATTATACTAGAGTCTCTAATGGAGCCTTGGTGATCTAGCATGAGAATACGCTCATCGCCAAATATTTCATCGAATCCAACTTTTAGATCATCAATCGAAATTTCAGAGTTTGCTGGATTTCTATCGATAGCCATACCACTTAGTTTTCTAGCAGTCTCAGCAGGGCTCTCCTCTAAAGATATAATGCCAATCTTAGCTTGAGTTGATCTTTTCAGATGAATCATAATCTCTCTAGATAATGTACTTTTACCCGAACCTGTCCCTGAGATAAACAATACAATTTCACCAGGCCGCATACCGTCTAATTTCTCATTAACGCCTTCCATACAATCTGGATAAGGAACTGCCTTAACCTTATTATATGCAACTAGATTTTCCCATAGGTTTTTAGTCTTAATGATACTTGATGGTGTATATGGAGCAGCATCCCAGACGGCTTGTATTAAAATCTTGTAGCCTAGTTTGACAAGAACATCACTTGAATCTTTTTCAGGCAATACAGCAATTTTGGCTTTGTCAAATCCGACTATTTTTATTGCAATTTCTAAAGCTTCTTGTCCAGCCTTGTCATTATCAAGGCATAGAACGACCTCCTGAAAACTTCGTATCCACTCTCTATGTTCTAGCAATTGATTAACAGAGGTTGCAGATGGCAGTCCTATTACCGGATATATCTTCTTATACTGATCGAAATGAGCTTGCGCCATCGACAGTGCGTCCATTTCGCCTTCAACAATCACCAATCTTTTTCCACCACCAGCAAATTTTTCTCTGCCAAACAAAGAAGGTGACTTGCCTATAAATGTAAATGTCTTCGGTAGTTTTCTAACTTTGAAGCCTAGCCCATCATGATAAGGATAATAATGAGTATCTATTTCACCATCTTCATCGTAACTGACCTTAACTCCGAAGAACTCACATATGTCCTTTGTAATCTTACGTTCTACGAAACCTCTAGTGGGAAACTCAGCAATCTCCTCAATTGTTGGCATTTTAGTATATGGAACTTTCTTAAATCCCTCTTCAGGTACAACTTTAGATGGTGCTACAAAACTAGCTGCAGCTCCCCTGAAGGTTTTCTTACAAGAGAAACAATGTGATGAGCCGTCTTCATAGAGTTGTCTCGCATCAGAAGAACCACAAGTAGGGCTAAGGCAAGGTAGATTTTTCTGAACTATCTTTCCCATCAATTCTCCAAACGACACTCAAAAGGGTTAAAATTACAAATCATGTAATTTGAAAGTGATTGAACTATCGTATATAGCGCAAGAATAATCATGGCTGTTATACATAATTCTATAATAAGACTGAGTGTTTCCTTATTTTTTATGACAAATATTGAAGTAAACATTACCAACAAAAAGCCTAAATTAATGTAAATGGTTACCATTTAGAATTCTCCTAATCGCGTTAAGTGTCGTTGTGTTATTCCTGCTTTAACCTTCCAGGAAACTTTATTAATTAATAGATTGTACCATTTATCTTGAAATTCTGGCGCTCTTACATGGCATATACTCCAAGTTTCTGCCCAAGATAGAGAACCTTTCGTAGCATATTCCTCAATACAAAAGAATGAGAAGTTCTCTTTACCTAAAGTCTTTACATCTTCAGAAAGCTCTTTACTACTACTAATGTACCATGCCCAATTAGTGCTCTGACCTTTATTTAACTTACCTGTGCCTTTGTAAAACTTTTTACCGATGTAAGCTCGACCTGTAATATTATTACGTATAACATATATAAAACCGATTGCATTAGATACACCCATATCTGTTGGGAAATCCCAATGACCATTACCTCTGTAATCACGTCGGTCCACTCTAGAGCCTACAACACCTTCTAGTGAAACGCGTTTGATAATAGTTTTGCTTACAACTTTATTTTCAGGTACAGTAGCAACAAAAGCTGGTGCTTTAAATTTAGATGGGTCAAACATTCATAAACTCCCTTATACACATTAGTCTATGAGTTGAATCCGGTAGGGTAATAGGGAAGATTTTAACAACATCATCGGAAACTTCTATCGTAGTTCCTATCAAGATTCTTTCCCTACTTATAGCAACCCCTAACTGTTGTATTTTAAATCTAACATGGTACTTTGAATCTACTTGGTGACATTGAATTTGTTTCTTTAGGTACATCCAAGCCGACTGTTGTGTTGTTATTAATAACTGTTGCATCTGCTTCCTCTATTAAATCAAGTGGATCTTCAAATGTCCAGTCGCTCAATGAGAACGCATCGTCTTTGGACCTACGTAAATAAATCATATGTCCTGTCAACTCTAATTCCTTGCGCCAATCTTTTTCAAAAGAGTAGAAATACTGGTCTACAACCTCTTGTTGAAACTGCTGGACTGTAGTAAGATCAGACAGGATCTTTTTAGCTTTTACTTCTCCAATACCGGGTAGCCCTTTTATATTATCAGTAGGATCGCCTTTCAGCAGTTGCTCAAAAAAGAATCGGTTAGCAAACTCAGGTGTAGAGTCAAAGAATTCTTTATTTTTTAATCGGTAGTGTTTTCCTGGAATTGTTAGAAGATCTTTATCAATGGAACAAATTACAAAATGCTCATTTGCCATTTTTGCTTCGTATGCCCATTCGGCGATTAAGTCATCTGCTTCACAGCCATCTGCGGGTGTCGCATACCCATCATCAATAGCGCGTTTTCGAATAAAATTAACAAGATAATTAGTTTTATCTGGCCGTTTATTTCTGTTTGCTTTGTATTCAGGATATATCGCTGTACGAAAATTTCCATCGCCCTTCATAGCCATTTTAAAACAATTGGCAAAACAAATGTCCATGACATCATCTACTATCTTCTTAAAATTTTCCCAGCTAGTCTCTAAGTATTCGGCGTCTTCCTCTACTGTATACTCACGTGTAGTGACAGAATATAAATTTTCAGAACCATTACGATTCTTGAAACACATATAGGCAATAACATCACCGTCAAATAATACGAGCATGTTTAGACCTCTTTAATTTTTTATTAAAAGATACAGAGACGAATTTCACCCTTTTATCGTATTCCGTCCACATAACACCAAATAAGAGTGCCTTTATTCTGGACCACCAATCCAGCTTGTGGCACGTGACATATAGGCCTTCTTCAGGAATAATCATTATAGGTGTCCCTTCGAAACCTGAGCTCGTAGTATGCACAGTTCCATTGAAAGCTTTAACATGTCTTGCTCTTGCAAAAGGTAAAGGTTTCATCATTTAAAGCATCCTCCGATTCATCTGTTGGGTTATCCTACACTCTCTACATGACCGTCTCGTATAACGGCCTTTGCCTAAATTTTTACTACTGCCTTCAACCGGTTTCCTAGATTGGCAACCATAGCAAAAAAAAGTCTCTTTAGACGTTTCTTCCTTTTCCACCTTGTTTGTCATATGTCTTATATCCACAACGAACAACTGCCTCCTGAAGAACGTCTTCAAAACCTACTCCAGGAGGACATGTCGTCCTTACGATTTGATTTAGAGCATTTAGTATGTCACCCAACTCAACCCGTATTTCTTGTGAGTTGTTATGCATCAATGCTTCCCCTAGCTCACCGACCTCCTCTAACAATTTCTTGTAGCAAGCCGGTATATCCACGTAATCTCCAAATTGATCTTTAAACCACTTGGCCGACAGGTTCTCCGAATTCGTCAAAAGTTACCTCCTTAAATGTCTTTCGAATATCTGAGAAATCTGACGTTACGTACTTGAAGTTTTTATCTGAAATAAAAACCTGCATACGGTCTTTGACTTCTTGTCTTTTCGATTCTAGTTTATGGACTGCCTCTTTATCAGGCGCTACATGCGCATACTGGATAACTTCTGAAAACCCACTCATAATTACTCCTTAGTTTAATTAAATTAATATTTTTCCACCAGACAAGCCACGACCCCATGGGGCATATTTATTTCGTTCAAGAACATACCAATTGACTTTGTATACTTGAACATTGGAGCCAGGTAATGTCTCTCCTGTAGGTACCAGATGTAACATTCGCTTAGGCGCCGGGTCAGCTATGTGTAATGCCATACCTAAAATCTTACTTAAAAATGTCATACTAACTCCTTTAATTTATACTCGGGGCAAATCGAGTACTCTTTAACAAACTTTACCTTGAGTAAGCATTTAAATATTCCGTAAGGTAAAATTTTACACTTATCACACCGTTTACAATTTCCATCTTCGCTTTTAGCCAGCTTAACTCTTTCATTCGAATCTTTTAGTTGTATTGATCTACGTACTTTATCGTTACGATCTTGCATACGCGAGATTGCTGCTGAAATTTTACCGTAATGATTCTCTGCCAAAATTATCCCCTTTAATGAATATCATACCAGTTGTTTCCGATCTTAGCCGAACCATCCATTATTTCTATTCCAAATAACTTAGGTCCATCTACAAAGGCTTGTTTGCCAATGGCAGCAGCTTCCTCTGCGAATTCTTCTGGAACTAGAAAATCTTCTTCATCATGCATCATAATGACTGGCTGGTAGGGGATATTAGCCGCTTCCAGCCGCTCCATTGTCAGCATAACAGCAGCAGAGCAAGTAGCTTTCTCACAAGACTGCAGTAAATAGACCAGTAGCTTATGAAAAGAATCTACATAAATTCTATTACCTGCAATTGATGGGATATATCCATGACCGAACTGCTTTGTCTTCCCAAAGATATTTTCTAGCTTATCTAATAAGTCTTTAAACCCAGGCACAGCTTTAATAAATCCTAGTTTTAGTTTATTACCCTTCTCCACATCCATTACACCAAAGATGTAGCTCCAAAGCTTCTTACCAGACGCTCCAAAAAGAAATGCATATAAAATCCTTTTAGCAGAGGCTCTAGAAACTTTAAAGTCTATTCCCATATCTTTCAAAACATTAGTTAGCGTATCAGCATTTTTCTGGTGAATGTCCCCATTCAATAATACATCGATAAATTCAGGTGAACCTAAGTAATGTGCTAGACCTCGTGCCTGATTACCTGCACTGTCACAACCAATTAACTTCCAGCCAGGTTTAGTTATAAACAACTGCCGAATTTCCTTTCCCCAAGGGACTTCAGGAGACGGTACATTGACAATAATCGAATGCCTGGCTCGCATACTTGGAGTGCCTATTGTAAAGCAATCACCATGAAGTACACCATTACTATCTACGTTCTCCAACCAACCTTTCAGAAGGCCATATCGAGACTTAGTCGTCAAAAAATCAGTATACAGCTTACCATTACCTTCTAGAAGTTCCAAGCTATCCTCTGTTACTTTAGGAGAAGACTGTATCTTTCTTCCTGTTATAGGATCTTTTTTATAATTAAATTCAGTAGGCTCCCATCCGTGCCTGAACAAGAATAGCTTGACATCATCACTATTATCTAGACTTAAATTTACAAATTCAACACGACAGTACTCACCCTCAACTAAACGATCATCATCCTGCCCGCTATAAGGGTTTATATCAAACCATCTAGCTAAGTGAGCATCATATGCCCCAGATTTAACCCATTTAGGTTTCTTGGATTCAACAACACCCTTACATTTATCTACGGCAACAGTTTTAGCCCCTAGTAGCGGTGTAATCTTTTCTCTAGCATTTGTTAATTCAACTAACATTTCATCTAGTAGAATAGTAGCGGTAGGAACATCAAATGGCCAACCATACAAATTTGCTGCAGAACACCACTTAGAAACAGCATGCTCTGCTTTCAGATATGTCAATATCTTTGGCTCTTTTGCAGCCAAGCTCTTAACTTCTTGCATTAGAACTCGGTACATTTTCTCATTAAGATCCACATCAGTCACACATCTAGATTCCATCTCTGGAGAGAATTGAGTCCAATCTTCATGTTCCTGTTTAGGTTGACTGAGATGCTCGCCCCAAACTTCCATACTATGCCCATCGTTTCCAAATCTTTTGTAATTCATAATTAGGGACATTAACATAGTATCGTGTGTCATAACAGTTTTCGGTAACCTATAGCCAAATAACTTTTCTAAAGCAGGTAAGTCAAATCCTAAAATATTATGACCAACAACCAGTGAAGCCTTGTCAAACACAGGCCGCCATGAAAGGTCGCCCTCATACCATTTTGAAACACGCTTTGTATCTATATCCTTAGCTACGATAATCCAACACCGTGTCAGTACATCCAAAAGACCGTCAGTCTCGATGTCAAAAACATATCTAGACAATATATTCTCCTAGGAAGCCGAGGAACCCATCAGCTACTAATATCTACTTCCTTAAAATAGTATCGATGTCTTTTATCTCAATAGGCTTGTTTCCGTTCTTTACATAAGCCACTAGAAACTTCAAGTACCAAAGACACTTCTCCAACTCTTGCAGCTCGGCGTCCTTCCCGCCATTACGATCCAAATACTTTCTAGCCATCATTTCGACAGCAGCCTTGAACGCAACCGCTCCCTTTCGTTCACCAATAATGTACTGCTGAGCCTCCATCCATTGCATATCTTTCACAAAGCCCTTATAGTGCGATGGATTGATATGGTCTTTTTGCACCTCACTTGAAGGTGGGATGTTATGTGGAATATAGTTAGCCGCATCTGCGCCGCTATCCTCCCCGATATAGTGTGTGTGCAGGTGAGGCGCAACAGGCCGATCTTTCCAAGCATGCGCCTTCTCAAGACCCTCTCGAAATACTTCGAAGTCTTCTGCGGTAACTAATCGAGCTACGTGAGCTTCATGTAAATTATCGTAAACGTCAACATAGCCGCTAGTGTACCCCACGATCTCAGGAATATCATTGTAGTTAGTTGTCACATCCGTCCTAAGTCCATCTTTGAAACTCGTATATGTATATCTCATGCTCATCCTTAGAATTTTGGATCAGGTGTATCGCTGTCTTCCATTTGAGGTGCAATAACTTCAGTCTCACATTCAGAGAAGTCGTCATCGAATGGTTTGGGCACATAGATAATATGCTTAATGATTTGAATTTTCATAAGCACCGAAGATACGCCAGGCTTTCCCTCGTAAACATGCTCGTGCTGGAAGATACGGATGTTTGCAATCGAGCCATTCCCAATACTAGTTGGATCGATAGGATTCAATCCACCATCTACAACTTCAGGTGGATCAGTCCGTTCCCAATCAGCAGCTGGTAATTTAGAATCTTTCTTCCGTGAACGCTTTCGTAGGACAACCTTCCACTGCTTACGGCCCTCGTCATCGAGCATAGGTTCACCTTCTTTAGGATCTCCTTCCTTGTAAACCATAAGCTTAGGCTTTAAATTATTAGTTACCCAGTCATCCTTCTGGGCAGGATCAGATGTTCTAATTTGGACTTCCCAAGTTGGGTTTTCTTTATCCATTTTAGCATTAGGTTTTTTAGGATCCAACTTTGCATACCACAGTGCAACATTATTTAACAGTGCCATTTTATATCCTTAATTAATTAATTATCAAACTCAAAGCCTGGAGTCTCATTAGCCATTGCTTCGTCCCACTCCTCTGGAGTGATTCCTGTCAAAATAAATTCACGATCATCCTCCGAAAGGTGTGGAAATGCGTCTCGTATTAACTGACGTGATCTTTTGGTTTGGCAACTTCTCCAAGCATCTATCCTATCCTGGGTTATATCTATTTCTCTTGAATTCTCCTTTTTAGTCAACATTGATATTTTAGTTAGCAACATTGGAAATACTCCATTTGAGGCTCAGGAATTTCTATATTCAGTTTTTCACACAAAATTCTCTTAATTTCAGGATTCATCCAAGAATCGTTAGGGATCCAATAACCAATGCACAATGCATCATTCATACAAATAATGATCTCGAATAAGCCAATCTCTGGATGATAATCAAATGCTTCCCAACACCATCCATAATTTCCATTACCGTCTTTGCAAAAGAGTCCTTCTTCCGAGTCGTTAAGGTGAGGAACACCTTTCTTCAAATTATCACATTTATTGTCGATCAGAATATCGTAGGACATGTCTTCTATAAATTCAGGATGCTCTTTATAATAACCATCCTCACCATTTCTAAGGAGCAGTACATTATTCTTTAAAAATTCCTTAATGAGACCTTTAGGCATTACATTACAATCTTCCACGAATTTAATTTTCAACATCTCAGTCTCCTTAGCTAAAAGCGTATTCACTGTCTAAAATTAGGCTAATATCTAAATTACCCATTTCAATTCCATCCAATGAGCCTCCCATATCCTCCAATAATACCTTTAAAGGATTTTGATTATACAACTCTACGAATGTTTCTCTTATAACAACGAACAGCTCAGGCATCTCAGATAATAAACACCCAAAGCTATCATGAATTGTTGTCACAGGGAACTCCGTTCGACTGCATGCAAGCATAAGATGTGCTGCATCTAAGCTGTGTATAGCGTTAGGTGCGGCAGCTTGTGATTGCTTCTTTTTACTAGGTTTAGTATCTTCAATGAAACAGATATTTACCTGAAAGGTGTTTTCGTAATAGCCCGAGCTGTCTCTATATCCATCCTGTGGGCCATACTGAACATATATTTTTCTAACCTTACCTTCCACATAATGTTGAACTACAGGAAAATTAGTCAACGGCAATGACCATTTTAAAAACTTGCCATCAGCTTCTGCTTTCTTACCGACACTTTCAAATATACTTAACAGTCTCATAGGTCGTTTCAAACTTTCTCGACAATCATCGAAGATAAGTTTCCCCATATAACTGCTCCATTTATGTTCACCATAAAGTAACAGATCAATGCCATGTTTACGTGAATCATCGATAACCTGTTGACCTAACCCGTAAGCAGTTCCACCATAAGGTAGCGTCATGACACCCCTTTTTACAATCTTCCTTCTCTCTTTAGCATCCTTAATTCTATTCCAAAAAACAGGAGCAGCAAGCTCAAAAGAGTCTTTATGATCTTCTTTATACAAAATCATTTCAGCATAAGCTTCTTTTCTACGATCCGAACGTTCTGGTGTATCGGATATTTGCTTTTTAATATCTTTTAAATTATCGATAATCTCATTACAAGCCTTAGATTGTTCTGATGAAAGTTTGGAAGTTATTTTATCCAATTTATGCCAAACATGCTCTGCAACATATCGATATAAATCTCCAGGAAGTTCTTGTGGTATGAGATTGACATATGGTGCAGTCACTTCATCGCGCATTAACGCTGCTAAATGTTGACTTCCATTTGTAGAACCATCTATATAACATTCAAGGTGAGACACATAGTCATATATTGTAAGGGGAGGAAGCCCTTGTAACACTCTACCAAAATTAGCAGTAATAACCCAAGATTTTGCTTTATGCCATTCCATACATGCAGCTAGAAATTGCCAAGGCTTATCAGCACGCATCCAACCTTGGTTAACTTTAGGATTTACGGCGTATGACATCAAAATCTCTTCATTATCCTCTGCCCAATATACTCGGTCATTTAATGGTATTTTATCAGTCTTTGCTTGGTCTTCTCTACCGGCATCGCCAGCCCAATTCGAGGCAATAGATATTAATAACCAATAGTAGCCCTGCTCCGTTATAGGTTTAGAATCTGCTCTTAACAATAGACCTTTTGCGAGATCAGTTCCCTGTTCATGAAAATATGCAGTTGCAGGATATTTTCTTCCACGGAAATCTAAGTAATACAGATGGTAGAAGATCTTACCCATGAATCTCTTCGCAATCGTACCTATGGCCTTGGCTTCTCTAAGCTTCGATGTCTTAGCCTCTTGACTCTGCATTTCCCATATTTCGTGGAAGGCATCAGCCTTATTCCTTAAAGCCCATGTATATATTTCATATACAGCTGCATTTACCATCCAACCGACCTTTTGCGCTCTGTTCACACAATTAAATACAATAGGATGTGTTTCTGGAGATAGACTAGATATAACATCTTTAGAGTTAGTCTTAACAAGGGATGTTCCATTTGGTTGTTTGCCAGATAACCAATCAGGGTACGGTGTTAGAGATGGTAGTTTTTCAGTCACAGACTCATCAATAACATTCCATAGTTTACCTAGAGCATCCTCATTAGTTACTGTAATTCCATATACGTTATGTCCATTAGGCGCCTTCTCCAGACTAACTTGTATCATCCCCAGCTCCTGAAAGCTATATAAAAGGAAAGCTCCGAGTTTAGCAGATAACGCAGAATCACGTTTAAGCTTATACTTTGTACGTATAGCATGACCTATGGCGGAAATCACTTCTGAGAATTGTATAAGCTTTTTATCACGGCCTTTGCCCGCTCTTGTGTATAAGTACACAATAGAGGTAACAGCATCGATATAGTCCTCAGGCTTATACTCTTTAATAAAGCTAACAGGGTTTTGAACAACAAGCTCTCTTACATACCTGCGGGTGAGTGAATCAATTAAATTTTGTCTCATTGAAACTTAGTCCCCAATTAAACTACTATATTTAATAACCAAGGAATACAATAAATCAATAAACATATTGCTACTCCGTTTACAAACACGAAGGCTATCATTCGTACGGCGATCATCAGCCTAAAATATATTTCATATTTTAGCATGGTTACCTAAAGCACTGTGATACGCAACAATACAAAAAAAAAATAAAAGAAAGAAGAAAGAAAGCCCATCCCCGAAGGGATGGACTCTACTTACCGCCTTCCAGACTGAAACTTCTTGTCAAGCTTTTCTAACTCTTTGATAGCTGCAAGATACTTTTTAGAGCCAGGCGGTGCCGTGTTGATTATGTGACCCAGCTTATCGACTTCAGCCATTTCTAGCTCCAACCTTGTAGGTGCAGAAAGCATGTAGTCCAAGTCACGAAGACTGGCCTTAGCCTTTGCGATAGCTCGATACACTTCATACAACCTGGGTTCTTTGTCAGCACCCTTGCACCAATCCCAGATTCCCCTTGCCCAAACTGCGACGATTGACTTCTTTTCTTTTTTCATCAGAACAGACCTGCCACTGTAGCGTAAGCAGATTTGCTTGATTCAGCTACTACGGCGCCCACAGAAACAGCTGTGGATTTGATAGGCTGCCAGACATGATTGTTGAAAGCTTCACCTGCAGTTGCCTCGGGGATCAAGGCATTGGATAGCGCTGCTGATTTAACTTTTAGCTCTGCTTGTGTCTTCGTCAATTCTGCGGTAAGTACTGCATTGGCGGAAGTCAAAGCTTTCTTCTGAGATTGTAATACGATAATGCGATCCGAATTGGACCACAAAGTATTACCCTCGAATTGTAGATTTTCGCCATAAGCCCAACCTGCTATTGCAGAGATGGCTACTAAACAGACTGACGCACCCCACTTCTTCACATTGGCAATTAGCCGTGAATAGGGGCTGGTAGGTTTGTAGACAACAACCAAGTTACCAGCAGCATCAAAAGACTCTTCTGAAATTACATATTGAACGTTCATTTTAAATCTCCTTTTGGGGTAATTGAATGTGATACATTAACTGAATACTATTTATTGCCGTCTACTTCGACTTCTGTTTCTTTAGGTGGGTTGTCCCACAGCTTACGAGCATTAGTGCCCTTTCGAGGGATACCCATACGACGACTTGCACGAGCGGAACCGCGAGCTACCTTCATTTCTTTACCTTGTTTCATTTTAAATCTCCTTTTGGTTTTACTACTAGTTTACTACTTCTTCATATAAGATACCTGAAAACCCGCAATAAACATATTATAAATTTATTGTTTGATTGGCACTACTGCCATGAAGATTACTTCACGGTTATCATGTCTCTGTGGACTGGTACAAAAAGGTCTATCTAGGAAGAAACAACCTTCTGTCACCAGTGCGCAGCCATCACAACCGTTCAAGGCAGTACTTTCAACAATGTTGTACATCTTATCGCCAATCATAACCGTGTCTATGATCCCATTCATGTAAATCTCCTTTGAGTTATTAACAAATCACTATTCAGGTTTAAAACCAGGCCGGTTGTAGTCTATCCGATTCGTGCCTGGATAGGTACTACGCCAAACACCTTTATCAAGAACATAAGCAGGTTTGCCGTATTGCACTCTACCATCTCTCACCTCATAGACTTTTTGGCCCTCACGTTTAAGTGCGGGCTTGTGGTACTGAGTACTACCTGTGACGGAATCCACTTCTCTAACGGTCTCTGCTGAAACATTACTAGCCATCAAAAGACCGAAGGAAATACAAATCACAAATGCTACTAAAGTTAATTTACTGTTAGACATTTTTTCTCCTTTAAGAATGCTGATTTAAGAATGTTTTGCGTAATCCCTTAATTGCTCAGATAGCCATAAAGCATCTTTACGGTCCATTCGCGATGATCTTACAAACATTCGACCATCCTTGTAGTAGCCTACTATAAGTACAGTAGACAGCAGCTCACTCGCCGTTATAGCGCTTTTTAAAGCCAAGTCCACGGTCAATGTCTCAGATAATGGAAAGTTTAAAATACGGGTCATACTGCTCCTTATATGGGATTACATGTAGTTTGGTTTGTTTTGAATGTGAAGCTCTGGCAACCAACACAGCATCAACAAAGTTAGCTGCGATGATGATTGAAGAAACTTCTCCTGACTTGTCTATAAAATATTTCATTCAGACTCCTTATTAGCAACATGAACTGCCGCATACTTGTACTCTTTATGAAAGATATGATTACCAATGACAATCCCATCAGCGTCGGCTACTTTAAAAGTTCTAAAAAATAAACTACCGTCTGTCTTATCTACACCTTTGTTATAGTAGAATAGCCTTGCTATACGATGCGCTCTGTTGTAAGCATGTGATTCGTCAGCGGGCTTCCAAAGGAACAGTGCTTCAAATTGCCCCTTTTGGTAAACTACTTTACAAACAGAGTTAGGCCATCGTCTATCTTTGACCCTGTTCATAATAACAGATGCTACTGCCGACATCCCTTCAATACCCTCACCTCTAGCTTCATGGTAAATAGCATCTGCTAAACAATGTATTTCTTTGTCAGCAGAGACCTTAGTCGGCACTTTTGCAGGTGTTTCCTCCGGCACAATTTCGTATTCTACTACTGGCTTAACTTCGACTCGAGGCGCCGGCGAAGGTAACAAAGTTAACCCATAAACTACTACACAAATTACTGCAAATCGTAAAATAGCTTTCATGTAAGTCTCCTGGTGGTTATCATATAAGATACCAAGAAATTCGCAAAAAACTTAAGCTTTTAGATGTCGTAACTTTACTTCATTGTCCAGCCTTCAGCCTAGCCAGTAGTCTCTCAGTCTCAGCATTGTTATGCGCCTTTGCTTTATCTAACTCGGACATATCCTGCTTAATCTGTTCAAGTAATGGCGCACTCAACTCATCAGACATTTGTTGAATCTTATCTTGCAACCCTACAGACTTTACCGCAGTCTCAGATCTGGCCCAAGCCTTGGCCAATTCGTCAGCATCAGATTTAGCTTTAGCGGCCTGTGCTTCAGCTGCTTTCGTTGCAATCTCAATTTGCTCAACATTAGACGCACCTGACAGATAGACTGTTATTGAGAGTATCGCAAGAATTAAAATAAAAAATACTTTCATGATATTTATCCTTTGGTTTTGGTTTATGGTTCTCTTCATATAAGATACCAAGAAATTCGCAAAAAAGCCCTCAAGCTTTTTAAGGCTCAAGGGATTCTTTATTTCAATAAACTAGCTTCAATCGCTCTTCGGATAACAAGACCTGGTAATTTCTTACCACCTCCATATACCCACTTATGCAACTCAACTCTTGCACCTTCGGTATTACCTTTTTTAAGTTTACGTAGAAGTGTAGAACTAGCTAATCGAGTAAGCCCTAGGTTATACGCAAAGTCTGCAATAGCAGATAGATTGTCACCTCCTAACGTAGGACACAACCGCAAAGTTCCCAATGCAAAACGAGAAGCATCCGCCTTCATACGTGTTTCTGCGTACTCCAACGTCCATTCCACTCCAGGCTTCACATCAGGGCCAGTAGAGCCATAACCACAAGTCCAAATACCTGCCGGACATAAATAAGCCTTTAATCGTAAGCCCTCAAATCTACGTATCAGGACATATAACGTCATAAGATCCATGATTATCTTACCTGATGTTTCAATGACCGATCCACGAACCAGAAACCTAAGATCATTGCTAATATACCAGCGTCTTGAGGTGTCCACAACTTATCAGCAAAAGCCAATAAAGCTGGAGCAGAAGTCGCCATACCATTTGCAATTTTCAATACGGCGAATAGCTCAATAGTGGCTACAATAACAAGTACACCTTTATAAACAGTCAATAAGGCCATCCACCAGTATGTTATGATTGGTCTGACTGATTGATTTAAACCATCAATCCAAGCTACTCCAGTCATTTTACTCTGAGATTTTAAAGCTTCAGCCAATGCTTTCATTTCACTATCAGCAATTCGACCTTGAGCTTCCACTGAGACCTTTGCAAGCTCTGCTTCAGAATTAGCTCTTACAAAATCGATGGCTTGTGTAGCCCTAGCTTTGTCGATGTCTAATTGCAGTTTAGTCATCTCAAGCTCATGTGCTCTATCGCCTTTGTCATTGAAAAATTTAAATATTTCAGGGACAAATCGTAATAGACCACCAAGGCCGCCACCTAGTAAAGTAATCAATGATGTTAGCATACATTTCCTTTATGTTAGGGAGTAATGACCTTTGCAAAATTAATGTAATAATTCGCAAATAGGCCTAATATAGTTATTGTTGAGACAATGGTAGTAAGCTTGATAACTAAGCCTTTTACCACATTATCTACGTTAGCAATGCTTGAATTCAGACTGTGAACTTCCTGCGCCATAGTAAGTTTAGTCACGAACTCCTGAGTGGCATCGCTTCTAGTAAAAACTGCAGATTGATGATCAGCGAATATTTGAGCAAGCCTGTCCATTTTCGCTTCAAACTTACTGAAATCTCTTTCTACATCATCTCTAAGTAAGTAATCTCTACTACCTATTTCAGAAACCTGTTGTGCAATTGCATCCATCTTTGCATCGAACTTAGCAAAGTTTTGGACAACTGCAGTTGTCGTTTGATTTAAATTTCTTTCAAGGTCATTCATACGTTGCTTTGCTACTTCCCTTGCAATCATATGATTGGCTTCTTCTTCAGTATACATTTTTTCAGGCTCTCTACGTTCTGTCACAGCATACTCCGTGTAGTTCTGTTAGAAGAATAAATATATTCCATATCCATTCTTTTATAATATTTTTATTAACTATAACAATATACAACATAGATAGAGGACAGGGGAGGGCACCTATTCCTTTAATTTAACGGGGTCGAGTATCACTAATGTGTAGTAGGGTTAACTTGAACCTTTACGAACTATCGTAAATTGTATATTATACCATGAAAATGATCGCTGTTGATGAAATATTTTTTGTTAAAAATCATCGACTTCCTGAAATTTGCACCAGGTGTGCGCAGGTGAGGCGCGAAAAGTGCCCATCACGACCATATCGGGACACCCCAAATCGCGCCGCCTGCAACAACCTCGCAAGCCGAAAAAGCCTAACTGCCAGTTGGCTAACTGTAGTTGAGAAGACGACTAGCCAGTCTATCAAAACCTAGGTGATATCCTTAGCGAGTATGACTAACATCTTTGCAAACATCTTCAAAGCAATTTTTGCAGTTGCAATATTGTTGACGTTAGTATCTACCCAGTTGGCGGCTTGTTGTGGGGTCATATTTTTAAATTGACTCAGCAATACATCCGCGCGAACTTCAGACCGATTCTTCTCGTGTTGTGAACCTTGGATATTAAGTCGCATTTATCAAGTACTCCTGTGGCAGCTTGTTTATAGCAGTAAGTATCACTTTGTAAATACCAGCTAAGTCGAAGGTCAACTCCAAGGTACCATCTATCACAGTAACGTTCTGGTTAGAACCCCCACCAAGGATAAGCGCTTGCGTTGGATTGGGCAGGCCGGAAATCGTAGCGACTTCAACGCCGTTGGCGAGCATATCGGTCTTGTCGATAGCGCTGCCAAGGACCGGTTTATCGGTGACTACGCCAGCCACGATGTACTGTGTCGCGTCGTTGGCTGTACCCTCCATCACCGTTTCACCTGAATATGCTTGATATGCTAGAGTCTCATCTTGACAATTGCCAGTTCGTAGAATAGTACCTGCTGCATTATAAACGATAAAATTTTTCATCTCTTAGTCTCTAATAATAAAATAGATCTTTGTGAGAGCTCTACACCAATGGCAGTAAAGACATAAATGTCGTACGTATGGAACCCAAAGCCTGGAATATCTACGATGGATGCACTCCATGCTAATGGATATGAACCTCCAGGCTCTCCACCATAAGGGACAGGTGTAACAGAACTTTCATACAAGATATTACCATCGCGCCTGATCCATACAGTTGCACTATAACCATTACTTGCAAGCATGCTACATAGTACATAAACAGGACCACCTGAAGAGCTTATTGAAATAGATTGGACTACATTGTAACCCGCCATCGGAGCAACACCTGCTGAATAAGCAGCTACAGGTATTGTCACAGCATTACCTGCGAGATTAATCGTGCTCACTGCATTGATCGCATTAGCCGTCAGTGTACCCGAGAATGTCCCTGTGGCTGCACTTAACGAACCTGCGAATGTCCCTGTAGCTGCCGTTAGTTGTCCAGCAAACTGACCAGTAGCTGCACTTAACGCACCTGCGAATGTCCCTGTAGCGGCATTTAAGCTAGTTGCTTGTACATCACCACGTACTAAAACATTTCTAAACTCAGCGGTACCGTCAGCAGCAATCGCCCAACCATTAACACCTGGACTATATGCCGTACTACGAATATACTGTCCAACTGCTAAATTACCAGCTAATAACTTGGGTATAGATACGCTGCCTATAAAATCATCAGTAACAACAGCAGGTGCGAGGTACGTAGATATATTAGCACCACTGATTTGACCTGTGAGATTTCCACCGATTTGTGCACCAACTGTAGCATTATCTTCAGGCTTTCCAACACCACCGATACTACCCCAGTTGTTATTTGTAAAAGGACTTAGATTAATATTGTACAGTTGACCGTTCTGAGAGTTAAAAGCACTGTCAAAATAAAGTTTTAGTCCAGGGGCTACTGATGGGTTTACACTAACATACGTAAGTATATTATCAACGTAATATTTAACTGTTATGTTGTCATAAGCAATACTAAACAAAGTCTCTGTTGTGTAGGTACCGAAACTGCCTTTAGAGGCACCACCTTCGTATATCTGGATACTCCCTGTATCAGACAAGTAAAAGGCATAATCTAATGAAGTATAATTACTATTAAGTGCAGGATCTGTATTCAGACCTGCCATTATCTTTTTATTTGTAAAGACAGATTGGAAGGAGCACATTACACCAGACGAGTATGCTATAATACTATACGCTCCACAATCATACATGGCTGCTGCCGAAGTCTTGGTTACATTATTACCTAAAACAACACAAGTACCACCGTCTGATGTAGGTATTAGTGTAAGATCAGCAGTTGCATTATCTGCAGGTTTTCCAGCACCAACTACAGAACTCCAGTAAAGACCAGTCGTGTCTAATACAGTATTTCCAGATGCGTTCTTAATTAAGAGGTTCCGAAATTCAGCCAGACCTCCGCCTGTAATACGCCAGCCAACACTACCACCTACCGTAAAGTTATTGCTAGCTATGCTTCCAGCTGCACCTACTGTAACTGCACCAAAGCTACCAGTGACTGCTGTCAAAGAGCCAGAAAAACTACCAGTAGCAGCAGATAAAGCTCCACCGAAAGTTGCTGTACCGTCACTCTCAATAACGAAAGTACTCACAGCATTTTTCTGAGCAACAATACCATTATCAGTGATTGCAACTCCATTACCACCATCGTACCCGCTAGTCTTCAGTTCAGTATCGACAGAAAGAACGTTGGATGCACCATTTGTAAGTTTAGTGATTAACCCTGCCAAAGCCTCTGAAGCATTGGCATTAGCTAATGCGATAGCACTACTAACACCGCCTGATAGTAAAGCTTCTGTAATAGCTTCTGCAGCTATTTGAGCTGTGGCTAAAGCGCCTATAGTAGCTTGAAAACTAACAGGCTCGTTAACACCATTATCTTTAGAACGATATCGTAGCCATAATGTAATTGTAGAAGCCAATGGTCCAATAAACGATACAGATGGTCCTGAGAATGCTGTCAACTTGTCGCAAGATAAGAATGGGAGGTTTGCCCCAACACCCATATAAACGTCAGTCTCTAGATGTCCATTACCTTCAGAGTATGTCAGAGGTGTCGTTAAGGTTATACTAACTAAAGAATAATCTACAAAGATAGTAGCGTCAGGTATCTCGCTAGGAGGGCTAGGGTCTAGGACATAGCCAACAGGTACAGACGCAACTGTAAGTCGTCTATCTGAGTGAACCCCTAGATATGTAGCTCTTAGTATAGCATACCCTTGGTTACCTGTCAAAGAAGATACTGCGTAATTTCCACGAGTAAGCCCTATATTGTTATCAACAAACACCCCAATATTTTCACTGGAAAGTACACTGAATGTAAGATCGACACTTTGTGTAACATCCACGTTATTAGAAATAACTATGAACCTACCATTCGCATTGGAGTACCCAAAATTGTTACCTTGAGAATCTTGGAGAATCCCTATCACAGGCTTGGATAACAAAGCATATGAAGAAGTGTCTGCCAGCAATATAGGCGTTTCCCAAGAAACTATCGTAATCACAGTATTAACAGAAGTGCCTGCTACGATGGTTGTAGATGAATATAACGGATTTACCCCAGTTGGTGGCGTTACTGTCCATCCTACTGGAAGAGTATTAAACTGTAACGCAGTAATATCATATACGCCACCGACGGGTGCTAAGGGTGGGCTAGAGCTTCTTTTATAAACCGTAACCGATTGTAAGGTAGTTCCACCAATGACTGTAGATGAAAACCCAACACCCACAACAGGCCATGCAACAGAACCATCGCTATTCAAGAAAGGAGCAGCTCTACTGTTACTCATGGAAACAACAGTTAATGTAAAACTGCCGCTTAACAGTCTAGGTAAATCAAATGCAGTACTCGTAGTCTGACCTAGCTCTAACCATACAGTACTTGATGTTATAAACTGAGGCTCGGTCCTGGTGTATTTAATACTATAGCTTGTAACTCTTATATCATTTGAAGGAAGCCATGCCAAACGTCCAGATGACTCAGCTAAGACATCAGGTATTCTGTAAAATGTTAGCCCTGTCACTTGTGCTAAGGCATTGTTGTAAATTAACCTTGAAGCTACAATCTCATCATCTATTATATTCCAGGCTAAATCAGCTGCATTATATCTAACAGCAGACAAGGTAATCTTGCCAGTGTCATCTGGTCTGACTTCAGTAGCACGTATCAAGTCACCTGATATTCCATAAACGTCAGATTCGATATACCCAAAATCGCCAGGCTCAATCCCGATATGTGTTCTGTCTACATTTATGCTGTATGTTATAGCACTACGACTATTCCTAACTAAATATTCAGCTTTTGCAAGTGCGTTGTAATAGGACGTTATACCCGTTACAAAAATTTCAGTTTCTAAAGGTAAACCGCTATCTTCTGCCAAGTATGTTGCGTACACAGAATTTCCTGCGTATGGCACCCATACTAAATCTACAACAGGGTTTACGGCACTGACACGTAGAGTACCACTAGATAGTTGATAAATGGCACCTAAGTAATTAACTTTATCAGATATGTTGTAAGCTGTTGCCCCGTTCCATTCACCTCTATCAAGGCTCGGGCCAGGGACGATACCAGTCTTAGGCGGCCAAGAGACAGTATCTTCTTGAAAATCCTTAGCTTCATTCAAGAATCTAACTGTTGCAAAATTTAACCGAGTCTGTGCATTAGGCCAACTCAGGGAAGTCTCGCCATCTCTTAAGATAGTATTATCATCTAAATAAAAATCAATAGCATCCGCCCATGATGCATGTGGAATCGAGTTCGTATTTCCATTTGTAAGTGACCGGTACAGTTTGTTCTGATATTGAACAACTTGTCCTACGTTATACGAACCAACGGAATATACTAAGGGATACTCAAGTTTGAGTTTATAAACACCGCCAGACCATAAGAGTTCAGCATCATTCATAGTGTCTTTAATCAACTCTATATTCTCTCTAATAGTCTTAGAGGTGTCTATTGCCTGACAATTCTCATATAAATAAACATTTCTAGTACCGCCTTTTGCATTCCAGAAAGAACCTTCTAAAGGAACGTTAGCTTGTACAACTCTTTCGCAAATCCTAGCTGCCTTATAGAAGCTAGCTAAATCAAGTTTATTGATAGCTAGACCTCGGCCATAGGATGGATTTGTCAGATAGTCTACTAAGTGTAATGGAGGACTAGTAGAATACACTTTATTTGCAGAAAGAGAGTATACGCCACCACTTTCAACAATGTCATGTACCAAGGCACCTTCAATATAAAACTGACCTTCAGGGACTCCACTAAACTGTGGATCATCCCGATTTAACTTAAATACATTGGTAGCAAATGCACAATTAGTGAAAAAAGCAGATGCTCTAACTGCCTCATTTGCTGTCATAAGAGGATCAGGAGCACCACCATTTTTATAAACGTAGGCCATTGCACCATAGGCGTAAGGTTCGACTTTAGTTACACCTACCGGTAAATTATTAGGGTTAACATTCAAAACGACTTCATTATATTCATTAATATACTCACCTGCTATCTTACGACGGTCCACATCGACATCGTAACAAGCATTAATTCCACCGATGCATAATACCTGTTGAGTAATTAACCATTCATGTTTAGAACCCGTGCCATTACTATCCAAGGCATCGCTGGCTTTAAAAACCTGCCCGTTAGCCCCTGGAGCTGCATAGACATAATTATTAAAAGTCTTATGATAAACTCTCGATCCGCCTACCACTGCACGTCCATAAACCACAGGCACAACTGATGGTTTACTTTCAGTAACGATCTGAAAACCCTTCGAAGCATCTGCACGGGCATCAGCCTCCTCTTGTGCTCTTCTTGCCGCATTTTTGGCTTTGGAAGCCTGTTTCTGTTGGACCACAAAGGATACAACAGTTAAAGCAATACTAATTGCTGCACTAATAAATGCTGCCATCGAGTATACCTCTCTTTAGGTCTGAAATATATTTTATAAAATCGCCATAGTGTCTCTTACTGAGAACTTCAGACATTTCATCTTCAGAAGGTCGCCCTTCAACATGAATACCATGCAGATTAACCCATCTAACATCTTGATGTATATAAGCGATTCGTTTGACCCCTGCCTTTGCTTCAAAAACACAAGGGCCAGAAATCCTCTTAAGGCCCACGCCAGCGGACCACACAGTCATTTCACCCGAAATCATAACTATTATATGATCATAAAGATGTGTTCTTCCTGTGACAATAGCACCCTTAGGCATTACAGCTTCACGTGCATAACAGCCATCACCAAAAAACTGATTGACATTAATCTTTATATTAGCTGGTGAAGACTCAATCCGTGATTCATAGGCTTCGATAGAGCGAATACATTCCATATCCGTCATATTATTTGGTGATAGCATAGGAATTTCTGAAATCACATTTATAGGTAAATTACTCATGGTTTACCCCATAACTGAGACACTTGTGAAGAGCCTACATATACTTGATCAAAGGAGTTGTCAGCAGGATTTATCTGACGAAGATTGTCTCTAGAAGTATGAAACGCTTTAACCAAACCTAAGCTGGCGACAGGGCTGGAGCACTCAATCACAGCGGTCACTCGGCCTTCTGCAGCTGTTACAGTGTAACCTTGTGTATCGACGACCCCTTCATAAGATATGAAAATATCTTCAGGATTTAGCAAAGGCATCCCAGGGTCAGCACCACCTAATTGATTAGAGGTTGTATTATAAAAACCAACTCGTATCGTCATCAACGAACCAGTTAATACATTCTCAAAATATGCTAACTTTTCCATAGAAGGATCTGCATAAACTACCTTGTATGTCTCACGATCCACAACATTAGATGTCCTAGGAGGTTCTACTGACAGCAAATAATCGGATGATTGAAACGTACCTAGACCTGATACTGTCACAGGGTACGCTAAGTCTGTCTCACGAGTAGTACCTAGTTTAGAAACAATAGTAATTAAAAAGAATGCTGCTGGAAAATCAGTCTGCATTAACAATTTAACATTTTCACTAAACTGTCGCATTATAACCTCTCTATGAATTTAAATATGCCATTATCAGAAAGCACACCATCTACATAGGTAATACCGAGTCGGGTGTCTTTATCATACATGGCTTGCATTGTAACCTGAAGGTTAGTTTTAATTACAGATAATGTAGATATTGTAGTCCTTAACGGCGGTGAAACTTGAACCCCAACACCAGCTACTCCAGGAGACACTACTAAATACACCTTAGGATCAGCTCCTATATTGATAAACTCACCAGAAACTAGACTAGGTGCTCCATTAATGTTGAAGGTATCATTGCCTGCTGCTATAGTACCATTTACAGTTACTGCTGCGGTTGTACAAATCACTTCAGCAGGCTGCGGCATCCTTATTGGAAATGGCAACACATGACCGTACTTTACAGTATGCACTAAAATTGAAGAATCGGCTCTTGTAGGCGCAATACCAGCTTCTATCTCCCAACGTTGAGCAGTCTGTCTAGAACCTCGTCTCTTTAAATTCAGGGCATCAGCAATGTTCTCACCTCTATTATCTATCAGGCTTAATGGTGCCGTAAAAACAGCTAAAAGCTCAGATGTGAGGCCTGTATTGGTCGAGGATAATAAAATACCGTACATATAGTTCCTTTGTTCTGTTGTTATAGAAGATACATTCTACTATAGTTGATAGTAGAATGCACCCTCCGGAGAGGGTACGTTCTTAAAGCTATTTATTACCTTGCTCGTAGTTATGAGAGTTCACACCCGTTGCAATCTCAGGTATCATTCTTTGAATCTCTTCACGAGTTTGTTGGCTGATATTGCCAGTCACATTGATATTGAAAACTGATTGGTTACGAGTCTGCTGTGAGCGAGATACGCTTGAAGAAGAACTGAAGGAGCCAGGCATCGGTAATGCGGTGTTGCCAGCATTAACAAAACCACCGTCTGCAAAACGTAGAGGACTACCTCTATTAATACTCTCTAACAACCCTTTGTATCTACCAGTTGACTGGGCATTAACCACAAACTCGCCATTAGACAACATGGCCGGGATACTGTCCGAAACACCTGTACCAGCGCCACGAACGTAACCACCACTCGCTACTCTAATAAGCTTAGGGATAGGCGTGTTTGCACCGCCAGGAAGAATACCACCTCCACCGCCTCCAAATCCACCGGAGAATGCACTGAAGATTCCTAGACCTAGGTTCAATAAAGAACCACTTTTACTACCACCGCCACCACCGAATAAGGAAGCAAAACTATTGAATAGACCGAAGAACCCTTGTGTAAAGCCTGAGAAAACCTTCGAAAGACCTAATATAGTCTCACTAAAGATACCTGACAGTTTAGGAAATACTCTATTGAATCCAGATTCAATACCCGCATCTACAGCGACATTTGCACCAGAAACACTTTCAGGATCTAGCTCGACAAGCCCTGCGTTGTCTTCAGGAAGGGCACCTAACTGAACACCTTCTTTATCAGAGCCTATACCGAAGAAATCTTTAATCGACTGAAACAGTCCACCAGATGAAGTCTGAGATGTAGGGACGCCACCGACATTTCCAATTCCCAATGTTGGGCCAAAAGTCTCGGTAAATTTATTCAAAGCTTTAGTAAATGCAACTTCAGCCTCTGGTCGGTCGCCATTACCTCCAAATAGATTTGCAAAAGTCTCGAAGATATTAATACCTAAAGATTCTAAGACTGAATCTAAGAAACCGTTTTCCTTAGAGATAGCACTGATAATGCCATTCACTGCAGAATCTAAGACATTGGAAGTGAAAGCGTCGACAATACGATTACGTATATTGACAAAATATGAAGCATCAACATCATCTTTCTTACCCTTCAAGGCATCTTTCAAACTACTAGCAACAGCCTCTGTAATATTACTACCAAAAGCTTTTCCAGCAAGCTTGGCTTGAGACTCATACTCAGGCTTCAGCTTAGAGAGCACATCAGCAATTTGTGTATTAAGCTCATTGACTGTCTTCTGCCCTAAGTATCTAGCACCCTCAGATAAATCTTTATTATCCTTGAGATTATCTGATTCCTTCTTAAGTCTTTGGCCTAACTCTCTTAGGGTATTTTCTTGAGTCTTAGATAACAAGTTAAAAGCAACTCGATCAAGCCCCTCGATACCTAATCCACTGAGTTCACGTGAAAGTCTTGCAAAGGAATCTTCAGGGAGTTCAAGTCCTGTCAATCGCTTTTGAACTTCTTCAGTAGTCTTCTTAATGAGATCAGCTGAAGCGGTCCGTATAGACTCATTACCAGCACTTGCAGGTAAGCTAATATTTGCCTGAGCACTCTTAAGCGTTTCTAAAGCACTTGTGAAGAATTCAGAGTCAAACGCTGCAATCTTTGCTGCTATAGCCTCAGTAATTTGAATATTGAGAGCGCCGAAGTCATTTACTAATTGACGTCCAGGACTTCTAGCTCCACTCAATCTAGACTTCGCAGCATCTAACTCAAAACTTCTGGTAGTCTCTAAGTCAGCTCTACGTTGTGTCAAGTCAATACGCTTAGTCTTTGGTAATTTGACATTTCCAATTTCAGTCTCTTCGATTTTTGATGTAGCAACCCGTATACCATTTGCATATTGAACAAGATCTTCACGAAGATTATCTGCAAATTTAACAAATTCTCCAATCGATAAACCTAATTCTGGAAATGTCGTCGCTACAATGTCAAATTGATCTTTTACACGTAATACGTCTTTCTCATCAATTTTACCAGGTAACTCTATGAATTTTGAGTCAACGTTTCCTACTGATTTTTGTTGTGCAAGTAAGTCCCCTAACTCGCCCTTAGATAGATTTAACTTCTCTTGAGCTAAACGGCCTTGTAACGAACCGCTACCACGTCTTGCAATTACAGCATTCGCTTCTTGAATATTACCAAGAACCTCGGCTATCTGAATAGCTATAGATGCAGGAATATTGTTAAAGTCAGAAGCTTTGATACCGCCAGCAATACCAGTAGTCTTAAACGCCTTTGCGAGAAGCTCATTACTTTGATTCAGAGTCTTAGCATTTTCTACTAGAGCTTTAAGAGTAGGAGCTTCAGCTTTGGCAGTGGGCGTTACAGTCGGTGTCGCTATACCGTCTGTACCCCCAGTCAGTGCTGAAGATATTTTATCAAATACAGGTTTAACTTTACTTAAGCTTTCAGAAAATGCATCTGAAAATTTACTTGTAAAACTTAAAGGTTTACCTGAGGGATCTGTAAGTGTATCAGCAGCTATCTTAGGAAGGGCAGATGCCTTAGGAGCATTAGGAGCTAACTCAGAAGCTCTTGCACCAGGAATAATAGTATCAAGTATCGATTTAAAGATACCTTTAAAACCATCTACAATAGCAGTGGTAACCTTTGAAAACAACCCCCCTAAACCGTCTTTAGTTAGATTATCAAAGTTTCGTTTTATCTGTTTACCAAAGTCAATAATAAAGTTTAGAATGGCTCTATGCACTTTATACAATGTTTCGAAGATTGCATAAAAACGCTCTTTCATCTGGGCATGCAACTCTATGATTGTAAATACAATCTTAGAAATTCCCGTTGGATCAGCCCTTGTAACCGTGTCTTTAACAGTACCAAAAGCTTTAGGATCATTAGGCGTAAACAACGAATTACCTAAATTACTGATATCTGCTTTAAGTGCCTTCTGCCAGTCTTCAGGCAAGCTTTTAAAAAGAGTGTAGCCAGCTAATAAGGCTGCAGCCAAAAGCGTTGCACCAACAACAAACGGATTTCTTAACAGTAATGTCTTAATTACATTTAAGCCAAAACCAATACCTGCAAGGGCAATATTGACAGTAATGAGTTTACCGACACCTAGTATCGCAGTGGCTATAACGTAACCTATAGCAGAGCCTACGCCCTGTCCTACAAAAGATGCAGCTAAAGTTACACCAGTTTTGACCCAAGCAGGAGATGTTGCCATTCCTTTGGCAATTTCAGCACCTATCTGGAAACCAGCAATGCCACCGATAATACCAGCAGCACCTGCAGTAGTATTTTTAATGCCAGTCACGGTTGCATCTTTTGCAGCAGCTACTCTGTTGCCTAGTGTTTCGCTTTGAGCTGTCAAGGCCTTTTGCTGGGCTACTAAGTCATCTCGAATAGCGCTCTCATTACCTACGGAACGATTAGCCTTCTCGGCCACTGCATTAGCTCTACTAGCATTGAACAAAGCAGCAGCTGACGCTAGCCCGAACTGAAATGAACTGCCACCAGAATTGATTGCAGCTTGTGCTCGTGCTAAACCTATCCGATTTCCTAGTCGGTCATTAGAATCTGCTAATTTATTAAGTTGTCGTCTTAATATTTCATTAGTAGTTCTAGCATTGTTAGCCAAGTCTTTAGGTAGATTATTGATTGCCTTATCCAAGCTCTTTACTTGGGCATCAATACCACGTTTAGTAAAGGCATCACCAGCGATATTGACCGCTCTAGTCGGGGCAGTTGCAGCCCCTAGCAGGGCATTACCAATAAAGGCTCTGCCTGACTTAAATAGTAATGCAAGTTTCGCAATGGTGGCGAGTACACCTAAAGGATCTTTAGTGGCATAGCCTCCAAACAGGGCATCAAGCCCCGATTTCAAAGCCTGCACAAAAGAGTTAGCAAGTCCAGTAGTGAAATTAAAAGTCGTTTTCTGGTCAACAGTCCTAGCCACAACTATTGCAAAGATAGTCGTAAGAATGCCTAATAAAGCGGATCTAAATCCACCAGACTGAGTAGCAGCTACAATTGCCAGTGAAAACACACCTGTCAAAGTTGCCAATAAAGGAATCTGAATCTCTCTAGGGAATGCATTAACAAAGTCATGAAGAAAAGACCTATCTGGGCTATTCCTTTGTGTCCCTCGACCTACAAATGCACCAGTATCAATGAAATCACCAAATACTTTTCCAGGAACAGTGTCTTTAACACCAAACAACTGTTTAACAGTTCTTCCAAAAGTACTTGAACCGAACCATTTAATAGCACTGTCGGATAGCTTGGATAGTTTAGATTGGATCTTGGCTAAGGTGTCTTGTACCTTGTTACCAGATAATGCGGTTTGTACCTTAATATTAGAAGGTAAACCGCCTTGTCCGAATGCTTTATACGCAAGGGCGATCCCACCTAATACGCCAGCGATAAGTAACAAAGATTTGTAATACTTCTTAGCTGCCACTAAACCGACAGTAAAAATAGAACCAAAGCTTACCGATTTAAATCCAGCATTAGATTTGCTAACGAACTCAGCGACCAGTTTTAAAGGTGTGCCAAGGAGTTTCTTCATCCAATATATAACACCAAGAACCAAATCGGGAATCCAAGAATTACCAATTACTTTATCATATAGATAGAAGAACCAACCCTCAACAGCAAGAGACCATTTACGAATGTAACCTAATACAACATCTAAATTTGGAAAGAATTTGCCAACGTCAATAGTAGGAAAGATATCAGTGAAAACATCTACAATAGTGTCTTTAATTGTTTTAAAGAAAGTAATTGTACTTGCAAAACCTGACATTAGTGCTTGACCGATAGCCGTACCGCTTAGGTATTCTGTAAATGTACCGTAGACAGACTTAATAGCGTCCTTCGCAGTGCTACTCCAGACTACAAAAGATGCTGCCAATCCTTTCAACGCGGGAGTCCAAGCTGTGTATAGGGCACTTGCAGACTTCACTAGTTTTTGTGCGACTTCATCCAAACTATCTTTGATTCGATCAAAGAGGTCTACCACATATATGGCAAAGTCAATAAAACCAATTCTAACTTTATACAAAATAAAAGAGAAATTAGTTGCAATGTTAGCAATGCGTAATGCAATGTCATTAATAAAGCCTGCAAAAGAGCCTCGTGAACCCGATATGGCTTTAGAGACAGCATCAAATATCAAAGTAAACGATGTACCTAGGTTTGTGAAGGCACCCGCGAAGGTGATTCCTACCTTCTTAAACTCTGAATTAATTTCGTCAGTCTGGCTTAATAGGGACTTGAAAACCTTGACTGATGTCAGTTGGCCCTGTTCACCTAACTTACGAAGTTCACCAACACTGATCTTTAGACCTTTAGCCAAAGCTTCAGCCAATGCCGGGGCATTCTCAAGGATCGATCTAAGTTCATCACCGCTAAGTCTATTAGAGGCTAAAGCCTGGCCTAGCTGAATAATAGCAGCGGTTGAAGATTGTGCACTAGAACCCGAGAGAGCTATGCTCTTTGTAACATTGTCAGTGAATGTTACGATATCTCGTTGACTTGCACCTAACTGCTTACCTGACCTGGCGACTTTACTATATAGATCACCGACTGCAGAAAGGTTACTACGTGAATCTAATGCAATCTTAGTTACTGCTCTAAAAGAAACATTAAGTTCATCTTGTGATTTAGTTACAATTTTAAGTCTAGTATTTAAATTAGTAAGTGTATCAGAAGTTTTAGTTAAGATACTGCCAGCTGCAAATGCTGTAAATATAGCAGTTGTTGCTGTTGCAAATGTAGAAAACGATTTTGAAGCCTTGGACGTAGCATCCTGGATCTTACCTACGGATGCATTCAGTCGAGCTAAGTCTTCTTGTGCTCTTTTAGAGTCTGAGACGACTTCGACTTGAATTGCCATTATAGCCTTTCGATTAAAAAAATGCCCAGAACCTTATCATAGGTTCTGGGCGAGTAGATAAGTCTACTTAACATCCACGATGATACCCGTAGGAGTACCATGTTTTAATGCAACTGACTCTACAAAATTAGCAGGTGCCTGTTTAGAAGAACCTTGATTAAGCCTTTGTATATAATCTGTGGTATTAATGAGCCTACGTCTATTGTTATTCACTTTAACAAGACTCCAAGAAGCTCGAGCTTTGCCCGTATCGATAGGTGTAGCTTCAACCATATCATTAAGCAAATTATTTGATACAATATCTTGATGATTACCTGAAATCTTTTCAAACTCAGCTTTGACTCTTGCTAACTCATTCGCTACATTTCTAAGTCGTATTTTAAACATCTTTCTTTTCCTTAAAAATTGGGCTTAAATTATCGCCGCCCTTAGCTTGTGATGCTAGTCTAAATAAACCTGAGGCTTTCAAAGATGCACCTGAAATCATATTTGATTTAGGTACTGTAGGCTCTGAATAAGAAGCAATAGCGGCCAATGAAGCAAACACAGACTCAGGCTTTGCCTTGACGCCTTGAGCTTGCATCAATCGCATAGTTCGGTCATCTTCACGCCAACCTAAAGGACGCCTTTCAAAGTACAATTGCCAGCCTATATATTCGTCATAATCCATGTCTTTAATAGTTCGGACAGTACATCCAATACTATATGCCATTTCATACAACATCATCTCTGCTGGCAATAGTTCTACTTCCCCGCTGTTTCACCTAACCCAGAGAATTTCATAATAGCAGAGGATAGACTCGAAAGCTCATCCATAGGAAAGTTGTCAAAGTCTTGATCACTCAGTTCAACACCGCCATCGACACCTAAACAAATGACTTTACGCATAACTTCAAAACTACGTTTCTCGTCGCCTTCAGCATCTTTAGCTAAGTCTTGAATCTCGATAATTTCACTGACACTTAGCTTATTGATTTTGACCTCGGTGCCCATGAATTTGGCATCTTTAGTCATTCGTTTGCCGACTAGATCTTTAATAGACATCATATTTCCTTTTACTTTAGAATTTGGAGCAGATAATGAAGCCATGTTCATTCTCCAGAAAATAGTTCTTTATTATTAAGTTGGAAATCATCCAACATTTTACGCATAGTATGTAGCACAGAAAGAGTCTGAAATAACTCTTTACCTTTTTCAGAATTGCCTTCAAACTCAGGCATTCTTTCAAAGGTCTTTCTAATACTAACATCGATACTCTTACGCATATGCTTAGCAGTTGTCTTCAAAACATATTGCATATCAAACGGCTTATCTTCTGCCATATATAATCCTTTATAATTGGGGACATCAAAGAGGTGTTGATTGTTTAAGGTAACTCCACTAAAGATACCTCCCCTATGTCTTATTTAGACAGTGAACGGACCAACGAAAGCCGACTGAATAGAGAAGGCCAGCGTAGCCGTAGTTGCATCAGATAGCGAAGGCGTAACCAACAGGGACTCAAGCTTACCGAGGAAATAGAAAATCGTATTTTCGGTCCGGCCCAAGCCACCTGCATTAGAGTCATACTGCGACTGAGTGGCGCCCAAAGTCGCGCCAGTAGGCTCACCTGCCATCAAGGCAACACGCCATGCACGGGTAACACCATCACCAACCATGTTAGACAGTTCATTACCTTTGGTAGCAGGGGCGCTGCCAGACCAAGTGGACGAGGTTGTGCCTTTCGCCCATTCAGTGCCGACAAAGTTGACGGTAACCTCAAGCTGCGGAGCATCCGACTGACCGCCAATGGTTTGGCTAGTCTTCTGGCCGTACACCGGCACATTAACCAGATTCGGTTGAGCGCCCAATGCCGGAAATTCACGGATATTTGCTACCCGAATGAAATTCACATCAGTTGCCGAAGAGGTAGTGAAGAGTGCATCGAAGCCAGCCTTATCCAAAGTGGCCGGTAAAGCAGCAGCGGCAACACCAGCGGTAGTAGTACCGATAGCGACAGCCAAATCAGTGAAAATTGCAGCACTGATAGAAGAAAGATGAGACATTGTTATACTCCATAGTAGTTGAAAGGTATTGAATATTGGACTCTATATAAAGTCTGATTGTCTGGATCTATGCCAAGGTCAGCCATAGCACTGTTTGATAGTTGTACAACTCCGGAAGCTGTAGTCAACACCTTATTTTCTAGTAAGGAATTTAGCTTGTCAGCTATTTCCATATAATCTGAAGGTCCAGTACCTAACAATGTAAAGATATCAATTAAAATAATACCACGTTTAGAATTTTTATCGATACCTATCGAGCTAGGAAGAATTTTTATTCTTATATAGGATTGGCCAGCCGTATCTGGAATAAAATTAGCAGGATACGTATTTATACTATGAGTTGTCCATTCACTTAATGTAAATAGACTAAATATAGAGGCTTGTATGTCTTTAAAACGATTCATATTAATTCTCCCTCAAATAAACTTTAGTTAAAAAGTTATCTGATTCGAATTTTTCTACGTTCCATAAGACACCACCTATATAAGCTTTTTCACAAGTATTTAAATACCCGTAATTTACACCTGGAAGCAATATGTCTAATTTTTGACTTTCACCAGGAGGTCTTGTTCTTTTGCCCTTAACGCACTTCAGAGTATAGTTTCCTGACTCTGAAATTGTAGGCTCACCTGTTGCAAAATTAAATGAGACATTACTGGTTACAAACGTTACTGTATCTGCAAGATCACCTGCAGCCTTGAAAGCCGCATCTACCTGTTGTCTAATCAGATTAGTATACCCCATTAGTTACTCCTAAACCATGGGTTAGAACCTGAGTTGACAAGCAAGGGTTTAATAATACGTCTAACAGAGCTCGGTATTTTACTAGGAGTTAAAATGTTGGTGAGTGAAACAGTACCAAGATTAACGGAATCGACACTACCTGTGTCATCTAATACACCAGTATTATTTAACAAATGTAGTGCAAGCTCATAGTTCGCCCTGACCACGTAATTAGGTGTTGAATCTTGAATAAAGATATTAGTACCTAATCTAGGATCGAAGAACTCACCAGACCTTGGAAATGCTAATGGTTGGGATTCACTTACAGCAACACCTGTCCAATTTAACGTATCCAGAAGTTGAGTTGCTGTAATCAAGGCTTGTGCTTTTTTAGTAGCTGAAGCAGCAGTCCAAGTATCAGCATCTATCCTGTCCGTAAAGTATGCATCGGCTTCAGCGACTGTAGCATATGCGTTAGTGCCTTTACTGAGTGCCATAAGTGGAATCCTATATTAGCTGTGGAAAATCGGCAAGATGCCCAGATTCAATGCAGAATTCGCTTTACGAATCCAAGTACCAGTGGTGGAAGCCAGGGTGCCGGACACAACAGAGCCCAGAGCCAATGGCGAACCACCTTCAACTGCTTTGTAGAAATCAGCATCAGCAGGGAATGCATCAGCACTACCAGCCCAATTATAGCCAGCCGGATGCGCCACATAACCCCAACGATACCAGATATTCGTAGAACCGCCACCTTTATAAGCACGACCGTCACGATAAATCTCAACCGAATCGTCAATCGCAACTTGTTCCATTGCAATTGCACCAGGGAGTACAACATAGGAACACTTAGTACCAACCAAGTCAACACCAGCACCCGTATTGATCTTAGTACGCTCAGCCGAACTAAAGCCTTGAGAAGCACGAGTCTGAATCAAACGGAATTTGCCACCGAAGATGGTATTAAAGGTAACATTGCCCTCAACAACACCTTCATCCTCGACCAGATTAGCCGAACGCAAAGATGCCATAACTTCAGGGCTGGTTACCAGATAAGCATACTCTGGCTCGTAATCTTTCCACGCCATGCCGATAGCTTGCAAGAAGCCCTCAGCACGAGCCGCACCTTGCACAGAAGCCGAAGCAGCGATAACAGGCAAAGCTGCACCCAGATCGACATAGAAACCGTATTTCTTATCCGTGTCGTCATTGGTGAACGTTTGGCCACCCAGACCAGTAGCACCAGAAGCAGCGGCTGCACCATTGAGAACTTCAGCCAGTGCAACACCCTTCAACACGGACAGAATTGCATTGTGTTCGTCTTGGTTGCGGGTTTCAGCAAAGTCACGACCAATTTTAGCCAGACCGTCATCCTGAGTCACAACTTTCTGCATATTGACTTTCTCAGCACCATGCGTACGCACAGTTTTGATGTAGGTCAAATACTCAGAGCCGTAAGTAGTAGGCGTACCGTTCGAGGAATCAGTCAAAGATGCCACGTTAACAACAGGCGTCAATGGTTTGAACCAACGCATTTGACCAATAAAGGTTTCACCGTCAGTCTGGATTTCAGGGTTAGGACTGACAAGTGCAGTACCCGACAGTTTCTTAGCAGTCGTGTAAGCTTCGTCAGAATAACCGCCAATAGCTTCTTGCAGTGCGTAGTTAGTAGCACCGGTGACATTAGTACGTAAAGGCATTTAATTACTTTCTTTTAATTTGTCCTTTTTCAGCCATCTCTAGAACTTCTTTTTGTGAGAGCTTAAATAAGGACGTTGGTTTTTGTGTATTGTCGAGACTACCATCCCCACTTTCACTAGAGCCGCCACCGGTATTAGCTTTAGTTTTGAACAAAAAGGCATTATCTTTGTTCTCAGCGAACAACTTTACAAAATCGCTTATCGAAATACCACTGCGATGTACCCATACACCCTTTTCATCCTGTGTCAGTTGATTGGCAACTTCATGAAATGCCATTTCTGCTGCTTTATCACTTCTGAAAGAGTACGCCTTCATAGCGTCACGTACGTTAACATCTCGTGTCAGTTCAGTATTTCGCTTCTTAAGTGCTTCGTTAGTAGCACGTTCTTCCGCCAATTGTAACTCATAAGCTTCCTTATGCTTTCCATCAGCTTTCAAACGCTCTAACTCTGCTTCTTTTTCTTTTTGTCTCAAGATAGCGGCTTCTTGTAAAGCTTTATCTCTTGCCTCGTATGCACTGTCAAGTTTAGTCTTGAGAGATGCAACTTGTTCTGCAACCTTGTCTGCAACCAGCTTATCAATAAGCTCTTGATTGCCAGCTTTCTGAGCATCAGACAATGCTTTCGCATCTTCTTCAGCCTTCTTCAAAGCATCTTCAGCTTCTTTTGCAGCAATTTCTTCAGGGGTTAATGGCATTTCTTTTCCTTTAGGCACAGCCTATTTAAATTGTGGACACGGTCCAATTAATTGACACCGTACCATGCATAATTATTCTTGAAACCTTCAGGAATATTAGCTAAGATATCGGCATCTGTTAAAATATCTTTTTCAGTTAATACACGGCCACCTACAATAGACTTGCCTGGAACAGGAATCAGGCCTATCGCGATAGCTTCTTCTAAGTATTTATTATAAAGTTCTTTGGGCAAACCTCGGCTACGCATCTCGTCTAAGGTAGACTTGATTACATTACGTTTCAAGGTATTTGCATAAAGCTGTCTTAGTGCATTTCTAGCCCTAACCATCTCGGATGCATTCGTAAAGAACGCATCATGGATAGTAGAGGTAGGTACACCGTTTTTCTTACCCCATAAATGGAACTGCTTAACGAGTGTTGCATCGTTGGAATGATTCGTTTTGTTCGGGTTGTTCGTTAGGCAACCCCGTTAAAATATTGAGTTTGGCAAACGTACCTTGAGTTTCTATTGCAAGTTTATCATAGGCAATAGCAGCTTCAATTTCTGTGTTAAATTGACCTATATAGAATCGTCGATCTTTTAAACGAATTGAAGCCTTCCAACAGTCTTTCTTAGAATCAAACCAAACACCTTTAAACTGGCTACTGCCATTGGTTTGTCTAAATTTATTATACTGATTTTCAAGGGAGGACGCTAGTCTTAGATTTTGTATGGAATTGTTGAGTTTGTTACCATCAATATGGTCAATGAACAAATCATCAGGAATCGCCTTTCCTGTTGAAAGCATCCATACCACCCTATGTATATAATGATAGCTACCATCTATTCTAACTCGTCTATAACCATCCTCTGCTATATAACCGGCCTCTAAGTCTTTCTTAGCTGAACCTCGTGAGATGCGATTATAACATTTACCATCTTTGCAATAGAAAAGGGCCCTTAGGCGTTCTAATTTCATTAATACTCTCCATAATTAACAGCTATATATTACTATATAGATCAGACTATATCTTCAGTTTTCACTGTTCCGCGCTTCGAGCACACTTGTGCCCTACATAATAGTCGTTACACCTTCTAAGAGAGTTCTCTCAAAGCTTGGCTCGGTATTGACCCTAAGGTTATCCACCGAATTCACGGAATTTTACAACGGCAATCAGATTTCACCGTTAACTGCAAAGGCAGTCCTAGCTTTATTCACATCAGCAATATCATTAATCTTTCCGGATTTGTTAATTAACTCTTCCCAGAAAGTAGGATCAGTCTTTTGTGGAACTTGGAGAATATTGATAACTCGATGACCATCTTTATCAAGATATACTAACTTCTCTTCAAAGACTTGTGTAAAATTCTGTTCAATAATTTTACCGTCAAAGTTGACCCAAGGAACGTTAGGCCAATTTTTAGGTAACTTGTTAGGGGTAAATACTTCAAGCTCACCTAAAGTCTTCAATTGCAATGGGCTTATACCGAACAAAGTAGTGCCCGTACGTCTTGCTTCAGGTGCTCTTATACCATATAGCAGTTCTGACAAAGTACCATCAGGATTCCATCCAGGGATTCGTTTTAAGAATTTCTCTGAAAGCGGTTCATCCTTAAGTCCTAATATTCGACTAATAGCTTTAGGAAGCCTATAACCAGATTTTCTAGTACCTCTAATTTGAGTCTTTATCAAAGCCGGCCAATCAAAATCAGATTGACTCGGCTTGGCATTTGAAAGGAAATCTTCGGCAAGTCTTCCAAAGAACCTGGTAAAGTCTCTCAAAATAGGAACTTGAACCCTTAAGTTTTCGCTAAAGATTTGTGCAATCTCTTTAAAGTCGTCTGGTGTAACAACTGTATCATATTGCTTAGTTAATTTTTCAACCAACTCTCGAGTCTTAGGATCTAAAAAATAAAGTTGTTCGATAATATCATCACCAGGAGTTATACCTTTATTAAAAATCTCTTTAACGTCTTGTCTAAGAGCTTTAAGTTCAAGATACGTCTCTTTATCAAACTTCTCATAACGTGCCGCTCTAGCAGCGATCTCAGACAGTACAGTGTCTCTGTCAGATGCTTTTACTACAAGAAGACCTTCGTTCTTGCCTAATGCTTTAGAAAGTTTAGCTTCAACATTTATAATGCCGGTACGTTCACCTGCACCATAAAAGGTAACTAAGTTCTGAGCTTTTGCAGCCTTTCTTAAATCTTTCTCAGTAAGCCCTAACTTTTGATTTAGTTTGATAAATCGAGGGTCTCTAAAAGTAGATGCAGCAATCTCATCATAAAGTCTTCTTTTATAATTCGTAGGAACTACATTACTCAACTCAGCTAATTGCTTATTCTTTGTGGTTAACGCAATTATCTGTGCACCAGAGGAGGATGCGTCTTGCTCTAAGGCAAGTGAGGTTCTATACTCCTTTAATTTAACGAGGTTCGCCTTGGAGTAGTTGCCCTGGAGGAACTCGTCAATTTTTGATACCTCTAGTGCCAATCGCAAGGCTTTTCCCTGATCTTCACCATCAATCCTAGACAATAAGTTAGACTCTAATACAGCCCTAATATCGTTAGGTTTACCACGACGAATATGATTACCAATCTCAACTAAATCCTTACGCCACTTCTCTGCGATCTTTTGACGACCTAAGATAGATAGTGAATTATTAAAGCCTTCAAAGTAATCGTTCAATCCGCCTAAGAAAGAGCCTATCTGATCTTGTAAATTAAAGAAGTCTTCAGCACTAAAGTTCTTAGCTTCAGCTGTACTTAAGAAAGGTCTAAAGGTTTCACCAGACTGTGGCCCAATCAAACCTCTATCATATATCCTAGCACGATGATCTAAAAAAGGATGATTACTGAAGGATTTGCCACTATTGCGTAGCCACTCCAAAGCCTTCAATCGCTCATAAGAGTCACCACGCTCCAGCAAGTGTGCCCTGTATTGATTCAATCCATGATAATACTTAGCACGACCTTTATCATCTTCAAATTTTAAAAGCTTAGTAGCAAAGTCATAGAAATCAGGATCTACCTTATACTCAGCTTTTGAGGCCCAATCTAAGGCGTCAACAAGATCATCATCAATAAGATCAGTCGGAAAATCACCGAAGCTGCCAGTAGATGTGATCGGGATTCGAGTATCTTCATAGCCTAGTATACCACGATCTATCCAATAGGTTTTATAGCCCTTCCTAAAGACTAGTCTATTCTTCGCATCGGTGACAGCTACACGAAGTCCTAGCTCTACACTACGAGTTAACCTTGAGTATTCTTGAATCCTAGGATCAGTGATTCGTAAGTTCACGGCAAAAGTGTCGTAGTATGGGCCAAAGTAATTACCGCCTAGCCTACTTTTCAAACGTCTTTTTTGAGTACCAAAGGTCTCTAACTTGTAAAAACCTTTCTTCTCAGCTTTTTCTAGAATTTTAATTCCTAGGTTGAACCATTCGTTTCGAGAACCACGATAATTAGCTAAGTTGTAGAGGTCTCTACCTAGAGCTACTGCCAACTGATCCCTATCAGGGGAATCTGCAAGTGCTAACCGATGTGCAAACTTTAGGTAAAATTCTTGTAATGAATTATCATTTAATCTAGACCTTATCTTAATAGGAATATTTAAATCTAAGAATCCACGTAGCTCTTTAGCAATCTTAGGTGCTACCGCATCTTCCCACTTGTTCTTTGCCTTAATATTTTTAATAAAGTTCTTACTAAGATCGTCTAATTGAACAGGACCGAGTACAGGATCTATATAATTATCTTGAAGTAGTTTAGGCAATAAATGTGCATCTTTACGTATCTGTGTTTCAATGTAGTCTGAAACGTTTGCAATATCAAACTTAATTTGGCTTTGTGCCACAGCTTTGAAGTTAGTCCAGACTTCACCATTCTTACGATACCTAGTAAAAAGGATTCGAAGGTTTTCAGATATCACAGCACGTTCGTTAACACTTATCTTAGACTCTAAACTATCAATAAAGTTAGTTATAAACTCTTTATCTCTAGGCAATAAATCTTCACTCTCTCTAACTAACCTCTGAGTATTCTCTAGAGTGATAGGCGAGGGTTGATATATACGAGTATCTTCATAACGACCTGTTATAGGATTAAATCTAGTATTAGCTTCAGTAGGTAAAGTGCTCAATACCCTAGCTTTTGTTGCTTTCTTATTATGGAGTAAAGCTCCACGATAATTAGTCAAAGACAAGGTACCGTTTAGTTCACCAGCTTGTAGTACATAATACTCACTTAAGGCTTTAGTCAAGTCAGTGTCACCAATAAAGTCATCAGGTGTCGATGCACCTACCTTTATGGTATCTAATTTCTCTTTAGCTAAGGCAAACCTACGAGTATCTCCAGATACAGTTGGGATAGTCATAGCTGAAAGCTCTCTAATACCAACAGAGTTGCCTTCAGCATTAGTAAACTTATCTAATGTAAGTTGACCTGATCTAAATATCTCTAGTTTCTGAGTATCGCCAAGGTGTCTTAACTGGACCTCAGTAGGCTGTCTACGTAGCCATTGATCGTAAGATTCTTTTAAGGGTGTCTGACCGTCATAGTATGCTTTTTGTTTTGCACTAAGACCTGAAAGATTTCTACGTCTTACTTGAGCCACACCTTCAAGCTTGTCTAAGTCATCCCAAGACTTTACAATAGGTATTGTAGTCGATCTGCAATGGAAATGAGCAGGTGGTAGATGTTCAGTGTCTTCAATTGGATAAATAGTACCATCACGATGCGCACAAATATCAGTAGTCCTGCTATCTAACACTGCAACATATTGCCATCCCGTAAGCGAATCCTTATTAGCTGTATACACTTCATGATCGGCTTGTGCTGTTACACTGGTGATGGATGTGATAACCAAAGCTTGAGATTGTCGTAGACTAATCTTATGGACATTTCCACGTCTTACCATTAAAGCAATATCTTCTACGCTACTGCCATCCGCGATTCCCTTCCGAATTATATTCTCTAGTCTACGTCTTTCTCCAACACTAATATTTGACCAACCTTGTGCTAATGTGGTATTAGCATGTAGTGGCTTATTTAAAACCAACTCTTCAGCAACTCTACGACCAGGACGTTCTGTTCTCCATAATTTACCAATAGCATTATCCAATACTTGATACGTGTAAGAGACCTGATCACCTACAAGATCAATGAGAGACTTCGATGAGACTTGATATACCTCTCGATAGGTATTTCGAAGGTCCTCATCGATTGCCTCTCTTAATGCCAAAAAGCCTTTATTAGATTGGTTAGCAGCACGTATCAGCTCGTCTGTGCGAACAGCATGACCATTCAACACTAATTCAACCTTACCTTGCACTCGTCTTTCAAACAACCGTAGCATTGCTGCACGATCAACACGGGTATCGTAGATTGCAGTATTTACATTATCAGCCATAAATATCTTCCATAATGGTGGTGAGCTTATACCTGCACTAGTTATTAGATTCTAAATCCAGGTTCTTCTTAAAGTCTAAATTTTTAGAAGCAATCGTCTCCGATGCGTTCTCAGTAATTTCCTGTCTACCAACCTCGTCATTATACTCAGGAGGAACAATATCATTGTGTTTTAGAATATCAATCCAAATAGAACGTGGAATAAGCCCACCTTCATACCATTCAGTGATAAGTCTTAACCAGTTCTCGCCTAGAGGAGACGGATTAAAGTCAGCGCTTAAGCTAAATGTAATATCAGCCGGCTTAATGTCAAGATCATACCGCCATTTCAGCATGAAAGCAATGACATCGGCCATCGTACTACTGGTCTTTACATTAAAAGTTCCTAGTTGAGCTGTCTGTGCTGCGTTCCTTAGATCTAAGGCTACGCCTGATTGTGCAGTCTCAGGGCTCAACATCCTAATACCAAGTTTAGCCATATCTTCTACTGTACTAGCAATAGCTCGATCCATATCAGCCAAAGCGCCAGTAGGGGTTTCTAGAACAGTAGCCGTGTCACCTTGTTTTAATCGCAACCAGGATCCAAGACCTGCAGACACAATATCATCGAAGTCTTCGTCAGACATGTCAGATGTAATAACTGGAGTATAAGTAGAAGCACCATACAACAGATGATTACGTCTACTGATCTTATTGTAAAGAGCAATCTCGCGGTCAATGATTGGCGTAAGCATCGGTTCAATAACTTCAATCGAACCATTTAGAGGCCAAGCAGGGATAATTGACAGGCGTTCACCATTCATTAGAATGTTTGTGTTGGTCTCTTTTAATACGAAGACCTCTTTATTAGTTTTCGTATTGGATTGCTTCTTACCATTGATTACTGGAATTGCAACTTCAAGCACTTCCTTTTGATATTTACGAATCTGATATTGCTCATTATTGTCAAGCTCGTGCACATAAACAGTATCGACAAGATCGGGATGAAACTCATTCCTAGCGAATGACTCTTCATATATCCTAACTACTATTTGTGATAAGACCCGTTGACCTTTTGAATTAAGCTTAGTACGCCAATTAATAACATTTTCTGCAGGCCATAGTATCGGATACGGCTTCAGTCCTTCAGTCTCTTCTGGGGTTAGCTGTTCAGCATTAAGTACACGAGGGTAATCTACGTAGATCCAAGCTCTACTTGTTTGAATTTCTTCCCAAAGAGCAGTATCTAAGAAGGCAGCGAGAGATGCATCATCTTGACCAAAGTTATTCATTATCCAGTTAAGTCCGTCTTTAGGGACACTTTCTGGTAACTTCAAAATAGGTTTCTTTCTAAGCAATCCACCAACAAGCATCTTACCGAATTGTGCAGATATTCCCGGTAACTCAGCTTCAGCTTTATAAAACTCATACTGAGAAGATGTCATAGTTGGAGAAAAAGGAATCAGAAGATTCGAGAAGTGCAGAGTATCAAGCGTATTATCATAATCCTTAACAAAACGCTCTCCACTACAGACAGCTCTACTTCTATCCCATAAAGGTTTGATAGACTCATAGGAAGCTGTTGGATCTGATACAGTCTTCTCAGGTTGGACAGCATTTTGTACAGACATTATTTACCTCTAAGCATTTCATTAAAATCCGACATGCTCCCAATAAAGCTGCTTTGTGCTAGCGTATTGGTTGCTTCGATGCCCAATGGATGTGGTACAATATCCCAATTTGCTGGTACAAAATTAGCAGGATGACTATACCCATTCGTATTTGCAACAGAAGCAACAGTCACTTTAACAGCTTCGGTAGCTACAACAGCTTCGGTAGCTACAACAGCTTCGGTAGCTACAACAGCTTCGGTAGCTTCAGTATTAGAAGTAATTAATTCAGCAGTACTCTCGATAGGTAGCGTTCTAGTTGATTCAGTAGAGCTAGGTTTTTGTGGTGCATTAATCATTTTATTTCCTTAATTTAAATCTATTAAAACTAATGAATCTAGCTGGCATTTTAGCAGCTAGTCTTTTCCCTAATATTTCTGCAACTAGAGCGCCCCAGGAATTTTTCCAGGAGGCTCCCCATGAAGAACCCCATCTGCTCATTATGAAGGTCCCCACTCATTGCCAGGAGAACCTGTACCAGAGACTTGGACATCGTTTACATATTTAACATTCGATTTAGCAATACCACCAGCCAGAGTCGATAGGATTAATGCAAGCTCAGGCGCTAACTCTAATCTAACGGCTGCTGCTATGGCTAACAAATCAGTGCTTGACAAAGAGGCCTGATATGCCCAAGAAACTGGCAACACCTGATTCAACACCCTTACGTTTAAACCTGCAAGTAAGTGAGTCTGGTTAATAGCAGGGCCAGTCAGATGGTTGGCTACAGCTAGACTTCTAACACCTATGTTATGTATCTGTTTAACAGCTGCATAGCTTCCAATGTTCAGCTGATTAGCGTTTGCTACCACAAACATCGTAGAAGAACCGACCGCAGCCCTAGATACTTGTATTGCATTACTAGAGTTAGCAGCCGATAACAAACAAGTCTGGCTAATTGCCGATGCTACACTTGTATTAGCTTGTAAGCTGTTTGTTGGCGTCAATAAAGCAGTTTGTTGTATACCTGCCGATGACACTTGTCCGATTTGTGTTGCATTAGCAATACTTACATAAAATGCACTATTAACAGATACCGAACCTGATGAGACTTGGTTACTTTGAGTAGCGGATGTTACTCCTGCTAAATGTGTCTGTTTTATAGCACAAGAAGTATTCTGGTTAGCTTGCGATACATGAGCTACAGATATCTGTGCAGTTTGTTGTATAACTGCACTTGATACTGCATTTGTCTGTGAAACATCGGAAGTTACCAAGAGTACTGAATTCGTGATAGAACCGGCAGATGCTTGATTAGCTTGAGTAGCACTTGCTAGGGACAGTACATGTGTCTGTTGGACTACACACGACGTGACCGTATTAGTTTGCGTAAGACTCGTGGTCGCTACCGAATGAGTCTGCTGTCCCACACTTACTATCTCACGTACCCAACCTGTGCCAACCGCTCTATTCCTCGTACCGGTCTCGACTACCCAGGAACTTCCCGCAGGACGATTACGGCTCGCCATCACACCCCCAATATCTGCGGATCAACGTGCACGGTGTAGTCACCGGCAACACAGACTCTCGCTCGCATATATCCGACTTCGGCGGGTGTGATCGTGCCGGATGGCTCCAGTTTACCGAACCAAGCTGTGGTATCCCCTACCCAATCGGATGTAGTTAGAGCGCTCGTTCCCTGATTTGCCGCGCTCGATAACGGGCCGCGCCGGTCGGATACATTCAATGTTAATTTCGGGCTGTCAGGCGTTCCCCTGAATGCGAACTCCGCCCATACCTGCTCATCGGTATAAGCAGTTGTACTACCGTCACGAATCACTTCCAGCCGTGGCGTAACCGGTGCCACGCCGCTGTTGTATTGTTCAATCCAGGGAGACTGGTAAGGTTGCGAGTAACTAGCAGTCGTCTTGCCATCCACCACCCAACTTACTTTGGTTGTTCCGTCAATCGTCAGTCCGCTGGTGCTGTTGTAAATCGCGGTACTGATCGTGGTGCTACCTAGATAGTCCTCGTGGTAAAACAATATCCCGGTCAGCGTTGCGCCGTTCATATAACTGCAATCGTTGATAAAAATCTCCGTACCGCCAAGATTTGTTATGCTACCTAATGGTGTTACTGAGGCGTGGAGTAAGCTGTTTGATATGCGTATTTGTAGAGGCATCGTGCCAAAGCCATAGCATAAAGTTCCGCTAATGGTGCTAAGGTTTGCGCCAGTTATATCAAGCCTGTTCGCATAACTACCATCGCTAAAAAGCGTGGTCGGAACTGAACCAGTTGGCGCAAAAGAATCCCCAATAGATTCCAGAGTAGAACCTAACGCGATATTGCTACCTGTAGTTCCAAATAACCACGTGCAATTTCTAGTGCGAACAATGCAATTGCCTCGAACAGAATTCGTTCCTGTGTAAATATTACTTGTCGAATTTGATGTTAACTGGAAGGTGCAATCCTCAAAATATTGAACCGAGTTATCACTAGATGCCAGGGCTAAATTTGCACCGAGCGTTGTTCCGGGTTTGAAGCTAAGTCCGAAAATGTAACATGTGCCTGCGATATTTATGTCTAGCCCAGCCGTTACCGAGCTAACCGTTGCCCCAGTTGCATACGCTGCGCCGTTATTGGAGGACATGATCTTTACACCAGCAGCAATCGTGTAAGTCGTTGGGTTTGCTGTTATCACGTCAGCATTGGCGTTGTCCATGATAATAGTGTGATCGCCAGCAGTTACGGTATCCGTAGCTTTCTTGAGCGTAGCCCACGAATCGGAGGCCCAACTTGTACCACCGTTTGCATCTGAGCCGATTGTCGGGCGCACATAATAAATTGTCATGCGAGCACCTCTTGTGCTTCGGCCTCTGCCAAGGCAATATTCATCTCAGCGGCGTGAGTTACCATATCCGTGGCTAAGTTGGCATAGTCCACTGGTACACGCCGCCGAAGAATATGTACCTTGCCCAGATCGTCGATATGCGTCTCCTCGACGAATAACACGCCGCCATCGTTGCGCTGTCTAGTGATTTGACTGGTGACTATGCTCATACTTCGGTTTCCTCCAACATTAACAGGTAACGATCTTTGATCGGGACAAATCGCGTGTTCACCAAGTTCGTGAATTGCGTAGCGTTTAGGGTTTTGCTTAAAGCTGTGTTGTACGCAGTTCGCACTTGCAGCACGGTCACGTCACCGGTTTGCACCTTATCCCAAACCCACCAGATCAAATAGTGATACGTGGCTTTGTCGCCGGCATCGAAAGCGGCTTTGGCTTTTTTCCAAAAGCGTAACAGGAATTGATCCCGCGTTTGGTGCTGCAGTACGAGGGCCATGATTTAATCCTTTTCCAGTTTATTGTTAAGCCGTAGGTTGACCGCTAGTATACGTAGGGTTACTGTTAAACTGTACAGGGTTGCCTGACGTTACGGCCTGATCGGAAGACTCTTCAGTCACATATAGAACTTTACTGTTAACCGTGTCAACGAAAGCGACATGCATACCAGTCCCAGGGTTTACGGTTTGCAGGGCATTGCCGCCACTCTTACCTGTTAGGGTTGCCGTTAGTACACGAGCAGCCGCATCGGCACCTGCGATAGCAAAATCGCCAGTTATAAGGGCGGCTTCGGCAACCTTATTAGCGCCGTTAACAGTGGCGTAAACTGCAGAGTATGCACTAATAAGAATTACTTTATTACAGTTATCTTTGATGTACTTAGGACCATTGTCAAGTACATCAGCATGAGCATAAAAAGACATTTACTTTCCTTATTCTAAGTTGAATTACTTACCTTCATCCCTTTCGATGGAATTCTGGCAATGATTGTTGTCGATTAAATGTAACAATTTACAAATGGTTTTTGGGAACCATCCCCGACCTCTTTCAGCATACTTTCCCATGCGAGATGAAATAGTCTCGTCAGGGTCACCACCAAGGATGGTATTAATTACTTGATCAATTGATATTAATATATTCCAAAAGTATTTCTTCATTATCGCCTTTCACGATGCACCCTTCAAAACTCCATATGGTAAGGTAAGATAGGATTGGCCCTCGCTTAAAGTCAATACGAAGTTGATTTATAGATGGCACGAATTGAGTAATATGTCCATACTTACTTACGTGTAGAAAATGAGGAGACCAATATAAAGGATGCCATCTAGATAACTTATGCATATGCCCGAAATGGGATCTTCGTATAAGCAGATAACCACCTTCTGTAGACCATTTCTTTAAAGCATATGTAAGGCAATTCATTCGACTATTTCAGGTTGACAAGTTGGCCCATTGTAAGATTTATTGTGATAAATCTTTCTTTCCCACCTATCCTTACCATTTATTTTGTAATCATGAGGAAGCCACTGAAGATTAGATATAGAATCACAACCTCCACATGCCAAGGGTATAACATGATCTATATCCCAACCTGGACATGGACCTTCGTTTAGTCCTGTATAGGGACATCGATAAAGTATTTTGAAATCCTTGAGTACAATAGTACTTCGCTTAATACTACCATCAAGATTCCTTACAGGAGGCCCACATAGACGGTAATCTATAGGATCGCCTAACACAGAACTTGACCATACTATGACTAATACAATAATAGAGATTTTCATTAAAAATTAAATCCTTTAGAAGATCGTTTCTTACCAACAAGAATCGGAAATAAATAATCCATAGGATACCTAACGGAATCAGAATGATGTTCTACACCCTCTTTCTTGTCGATAGTAGCCGTATCTGAGTTATTGTCAACCCAAACAGTACGTTCCATAGACTCTATTGTACCTACACAACGAGGGTGAAAATACATATCAACTTTTCCAGATGCTGTTTTAAGCTTTTTATTAACGCATGCAACACTGTCAACAATACTAGGGGAAGCGTTTTTAGCTAATACAGTAAAACCATGACTGGCAAGAATTGTCAAGTCAGTAGTACCAACCGTAGCAGAAGTCTTTCTAGATTTACCAGTAGGATCTGGGTAAACAAAGATACGTCTGGTTTTCTGTTTATAGTCAGGATGCCCTATGTTATTGAAATTAGGCCAGTACCTTCCTTTAATAGCAATAGCTAGATTCTCTGTGTCAGGATGCCCTTTAAACTCGTCTAAATAGTGTACCTGTCCACCTCTAATGACAAACATGGAAGAACATTGTAAGCCGACGTTAAAGTCAATGCCCACGTGTACATCTTCCCAATCTTCTAGCTCGGGCAATGCAGACGTTACATGCGCTTTTCTATCGAAGCAATAAAACACAGAGTTACCACTACCTTCGAATAGAGCTAGGTACTCGCGATTCCAAGTTAAAGGATCTACCTTATCCTTAATAGAAGATAATTCTTCAGGATCAAGGAATGGGGATGACGTGTAATCGAAGTGGTATGACTTCCATTCAGGATCTGATTCTTCTAAATTATTTAATGTATAAAGATAGTCATAACCTTTAGTAGTCGAGATGGTTAATGATCGACCTGGAGATTTAGAGCCATTAGCTACTGATCTCTTCTTACCCCATCGTGTCTTAATGGCGGGCTGTAGAACACCCTCCCAGGCATCCTTGAAGCCCCCACCTTTAGTCCAATCACGAACCTCATCGTTAACAATAAAGTACGCACCTGTACCACGTAATCTTTCAACGGCTTCATAAGAGACCAACCTAAGCTCAACATTATTGGGAAACCAAAAACGACCTGCGTCTTTACTGCTATCAATAGCATATTGACCCATACCAAGTTGGTACTCAAGCAGAGGATAATAAATATCGGTTACTTGGCCATAGGTAGGAGCGATAATGTAGACATTCTTATTCGGTACACTAGCTCGTAGTTCTAACAGTTCCATAATAGCAGTAGCGGCGGTAGTTCCTGCAAAGAAACTCTTACCCCAGCCACGTGCTGCTCTAACTACAGCATTTAGACATTTCTTTTCTACAAACAGATCATTGAATACTTCAGATTGACCTGGAGTTAATATAATTGACATATACTCTTAATCCTAGCAGGTCAATAAAAGTCTTGACATATTAAATTTCAATAATGTCCATTCCCTGCATTTGAGCTTGATATTTTAAGTAATCAGAATCTGTTATTTTGTAAGCCCTATCTACAATAATAAAAGTTCCACCTTTCTGACCTCGCATTTGATCTGGGTAAACTACATAAGTCCACTCATCAATCTCCCGTTCTCTTGCCACAAAGTCAGCTTGATTTTTAGAGTTGGCACAAATAAACACCTTTGACATAAACTTACTCATCCTCTGGATCAGTTAAATTACCATGTTCGTCATATGACTCGACCTCTCGACTGCTTGTAGACCAGGTCTCCTTGTTTGTAAGAGTGACCTTCATCGGAGGAGGCAATCGATGTTCTACAGTACTAGACTCTGAAACCCTAGAATAACCATAACGAAGAAGATCGGATGTAATCTTTTGTTTAGTAGCAATAAGACCTGCTTGGGCTTGCGCAGAAAATCGGCTTTTTGGAGTACCATCTGGATTGTGAGTCAACACAAATAACTCAAGCTCAATCTCATCATGTAGATCAACCATCTTTTGAATGGGATCAAAACCTAAAGCATCTAACCTTTTGTGAGCAATCTTAGAATGCTTTGCAACTACACCATCGGCGTATCCTCTCTTACGCCAAGCTTGAAGCCTATCAAAACGCTCAGTATATGATTCATTTCTGAATGATGGCTTTACTTCAGTCAACTTTTCAACTTCAGTCTCAGTACCATCAGCGAGTATTACGGGAATCTTTTCTGGAGCTTTTACTAATATCGGCTCGGGAGGAGGTTTATCTTCCAAGAGTGCTTTACTTGTCTCCTGTGAGAGTTTGATAGCAGGTACGACAGGCGGCGGTATCATATATGCAACGTTTTTCGCCATTAGTGTGTTCCTTTTCTGAATTCTAAAATCAACGATTTGCAAATCGTCAGTTACTTTCTAAGTCCTACCCAATAGCCACAGGGAAGACATCCTTTAGTGTATAGTTCTGAATCTTACTAAGATCTTACTATGATCTTCTTATTTACCTGAATACTCCAGGCCACCTCAATATTGCACCCATAATTTCAACTTCAGAGAAACCCTCTGTAAGCCCTTCCTCAATAATCCTTCTCTTAACCTCCTCGGCATTCTTATTAACAAGCTCAGATTCTTTAGTGTCTTTAGGCCAATTATCGCCATGCCAAATGAGTCCTGTACAGACTGTCCTGTCATATGACCTACATAGGAAATGATACTTGTCAGCTAAATCATATAGCTTCAATGTTTTTAAAGATACCCCACCATTTCTTACATCTGATCTTTTCGTCATACCGTTTGGTCTTCCTACCTACTTAAACGAGGAATACCATTAACGACAGTAATTTTAAGTTTCCGGATTTCTGCAGATATAGCTGCAAGTGCCTCTTGCTCATCTTTTGGTTGACTAGGCTGACGCAATAGAGTATTGTCCTCTGGTTTGAACCGGATTGCAAAATCCTCATTAAGCGCCGTGAGCATAGCATCAATGTATCCCATCACACCACCTTTAGCTTTAACGGCGTCCAAAAGACCCTGGGTATATGTACCATAGAGGGAGACGGCGTTCCAATCATTTGTAGCAACTTTTTGAAAGAATCCTACAAAGACAACATCTCCAACAGGGCTAGGCATAATGAAAGCTGCTACCGCATAACTTTCACCATTAAGTTTAAATTGTAACGTAGTTTCTGGTACCGGGTAACCCATCTGATTCTCCTTATCTCTTTAAATATTTATTATATTAATTATTTATTAAATAACTATAATAACTAATCTCTCTCTAGGGACATATATAAGTACCTCTATAGGACATATATAAGTACCTCTCTAGGACCTATATAAGTACCTATATAAGTACCTCCCTAAGTCCCTCCCTAAAGTACATCTCTTAGGGAATAAACGGGGGGCACACTCTACAATAATTTAACGGGGTCCACTATCAAGAACTTGTGATAAGCCTACGAGCAATTCCGTTCAACTGGTGTCTGTTGGCATTCGAACTGTCCCGGATTAAGTCAGAACTATTAAAAAAAAAAAAAAAAAAAAAAAAAAAAAAAACAACCCCAACAACAATTATAAAACCCAATAAAAGAGAGAAAAGAAAAAAAGAGGACATATATAGAGTTTATTTTTATACTATAAATAAAGATTTATATTTCAATTA